GTCGAGCGATAACGCAAACACAGGTTTTTCTATGAGCAACCGCAAGGCGCGCGTTGATAGCGCGGCTGAAGCCGTTCGCATCATGGCGAAGGCCACCACCGAGATCGCACCACCCGAAAACGTGCCCCTCGATCCCGAGGATGAGCCGTTCTTCCGCAGCGTGATAGCCGAGTACGCCCGGTCTGAGTGGTCAGACCACCAACTTGAGCTCGCAGCGATGCTGGCCCGCACCATGGCGGACTTGACGCGCGAGCAGCAACTGCTGCGCGAGGAAGGCGGCGTCTCCTATTCGGAGAAGGGCACTCCAGTCGCCAACCCGCGCAAGTCGATCGTGCAGATGCACGCTGGATCCATCCTGTCCTTCCGCCGTTCGCTGTCGCTTCACGCGCGTGCGCAAGCGGGAGAGGCCCGGGACGTAGCCAAGCGGCGAGAGGCTGCGAAGGAAATTGAGGGCGACAACCCACTAGAGGACGACCTGCTGGCTAGACCATAGGTCGAAAGACCATGGCCAACAAACCGATGACACGCGGCGAGCGCGTTATCGCGTTCGTGGAGCGGTATTGTGTAGTTCCCGAGGGGACGCTGCTCGGCAAGCCGGTTCGGCTGCTACCTTTCCAGCGTAAGTTTATCCTGGCGGTTTACGACAACCCCCACGGCACGTCGCGCGCCTACCTGTCTATTGCCCGCAAAAACGGCAAGACGGGCCTCATCGCCTGCTTGCTCCTGGCCCACATCGTTGGGCCGGAGGCTTACCAGAATGGGCGCATCGTTTCCGGCGCACGCTCTCGCAAGCAGGCCGCTGAGGTGTTCAATTACGCTTCCAAAATGATCCTGATGTCGCCCGAGCTTTCGAAGCTGGCGCGCATTGTGCCGTCCGGCAAGATGATTGTCGGCTTGGCCAAAAACGTGGAATACCAGGCCAGCTCTGCGGAAGCCAAAAGCGCCCACGGCGGCTCGCCTATCCTGGCCATCCTCGACGAGGTTGGGCAGATCAAGGGGCCAACCGACGACTTCGTGGAAGCAATCGAAACGTCGCAGGGTGCCTATGAAGGCAAGGCGATGTTGTTTGCGATTTCCACGCAGGCCGCGACCGACAACGACCTTTTCAGCCGCTGGATTGACGACGCGGAGACGTCGAAAGACCCACGCATCGTGTCGCACATCTATTCGGCACCGGCGGACTGCGAGTTAGGGGATAGGGCAGGGTGGGCAGCAGCCAATCCGGCCTTGGGCGTGTTCCGCTCCATCAAGGACGTTGAGGACTTCTCGCATCTCGCCGAGCGCATGCCGACCAAGGAGGCTAGTTTTCGCTGGCTGTTCCTGAATCAGCGCATTGACGCTTCGGCGCCGTTTGTTTCCCCTGCCGTTTGGCGGGCATGCGACGCGCCTGTGGCTGACGACTTCGAGGGTCTGCCGGTATTCGGCGGCCTCGATCTTTCCGAGGTGTCCGACCTTACCGCGTTGGTGCTCATGGCCCCAAAGGTAGAAGATGGAAAGACGGTCTGGCATGTGAAGCCCAGGTTCTGGCTCCCGGGCGACAGCCTGCGGGAGAAGGCTAAGGACGATCGCGTTCCATACGACATCTGGGCAGATCAAGGGCACCTGCACACCACGCCAGGGCCGACGGTCGACTATGAGTTCGTGGCGCACTACCTCCGCGAAGTGTTCGACACAATGGATGTCCGCAAACTGGCGTTCGACCGGTGGAATTGGCGGCACCTGAAGCCATGGTTGGCCGCGGCGGGGTTCACGGAAGACCAACTTGAGGGCGACAACGCCGTATTCGAGCAGTTCGGGCAGGGGTTTCAGTCGATGTCGCCTGCCCTTCGCGGGTTGGAAAGCCTGATCCTGAACCAAAAGATCGCCCATGGCGGCCATCCCGTGCTGACCATGTGCATGATGAACGCGACGGTAAGGTCGGACTCATCCGACAACCGCAAGCTCGACAAGCAGAAGTCCCGTGGACGCATCGACGGCGCGGTGGCGCTCGCAATGGCGACTGCAATGGCAGGCACCTACGAAGAGGCCGACACGGGCTCCCTAGACGACTTCCTCTCCAACCCAGTCATGGTGATTTGATGGGCTTATTCGACAGGTGGGCCGGAAGGCCCATCAAGCTCACCGATGGCGCGTTTTGGCGAGCCTTTTTCGGTGGCGGCACAGATAGCGGCGAGGTCGTGACCTACGACAAGGCTATGGCGCTCGATGCGGTCTGGGCTTGCGTGAATCTCATTGCGAACTCGGTCAAAACGCTGCCCTGCATCGTATATGGGCCGGACGGCGTGACGCGCGCGACCGACAATGTGCTCTATGAACTGCTGCACGACGCGCCCAATCTGGACGATACTGCTGCGGACTTCTGGGGCATGGTTGCGCTGTGCCTTTGCCTGGATGGCAACTTCTTCGCTGAAAAGAAGATGAGCGGCAACAAGCTTGTTGCGCTCAATCCGCTGCACCCATCGACCGTGGACGTGCAGCGCAACAGCCGCAATGAGCGTGTTTATGAGGTCACCGAGGACGGCAAGACCCGCAAGATCAGCGAAAAGAACATGTTCCACGTTCGTGGGGCGGTTCTGCCGGGCTGTGACCGCGGCCTTTCGCCGATCGGTTACGTGGCCAACACAATCGGCAATGCTCGCGCTGCGGAAAAGACCGCAGGCAAGATGTTTGCTGGTGGGATGCAGGTTTCTGGCATTCTGACCAGCGACCAGATCCTCAAGCCCGAACAGCGAAAGCAGTTGGGCGAGGTTTTGCAGCAGTTCGCCGGCTCCGATCGCGCCGGCAAGGTTGCGGTGCTCGAGGCGGGGCTGGACTACAAGCAACTGACGGTCAATCCGACCGACGCGCAGATGCTTGAGACGCGCCAGTTCAGCGTCGAGCAGATTTGCCGCGTCTTTGGCGTGCCGCCGGTAATGATCGGCCACGCAGCCAACGGCACCACGACCTGGGGCAGCGGCATTGAGCAGCTGATCCTGCAGTTCATCAAGACGTGTCTGGCGCCGATGCTGCGTAGCATTGAGGCGTCGGTGCGGCGTGATCTGATGGACTCTGCCACCCGCAAGAAGCTGAGCGTGAAGTTCTCGCTCGAGGGCCTGTTGCGGGGCGATAGCGCGGCCAGGGCCGAGTTTCTGTCCAAGATGGTGGACCACGGCATCTACACAGAAAACGAGGCCCGAGCCTACGAAGACAAGGCGCCCAAGCCGGGCGGCGACCACCTGATCGTTAATGGCACGATGCAGCGCGCTGACCAAATCGGGCAGCAGCCTACGGCCAACCAAAACAACCCGGCGCCACCGGCGGCCGCGTAGGAAACCCCATGAAGTATCAGCATATTCTCTCTGCCTTCGCGGCGGAGCCGTGGGCTATGGACCGCGGCAAGCTGGCAGTGATCGCGGATTTCCTCGCGTTCAAGGCTGGTGGTGGCGTTGTTCCATCCGAGGAACTGGCGGCCCGAATCTCCAAGAAGAACGCGGGTGATGTGGCCCGGCGCGAAGGCGTCGTGGCTGTTATCCCTGTTTATGGCGTTTTGGCACCCAAAATGGACATGATGACCGAGTTCTCGGGCGGCACGTCGTATGTAGGGCTGACTCGCGCGCTCCATGCCGCTCTGTCTGACCCCGAAGTCAAGGCCGTGGTGCTCGACATCGACAGCCCAGGCGGCGCTGTACCAGGCGCACAGGAACTCGGCGACGAGATGCGCGCGCTACGGGGTGGCGAGAAGCCCATCATCGCGCAGGTGAACCACCTTGCAGCGAGTGCAGCCTACTGGATCGCCAGTCAGGCGGATGAAATCGTGGTTTCGCCAAGTGGGCGGGCCGGGTCGATCGGAGTCTATACGGTCCATGAGGACATTTCCGCAGCGCTTGAAGAAGCGGGCGTGAAGCGCACGTACATCGCTGCGGGCGAGCACAAGGTCGAGGGCAACGAGACCGAGCCGCTGTCGGAAGGCGCCCTGGCGTTCATTGAGGAGCGCGTGAAGCGTTCCTATGACCGCTTCGTGGGCGCCGTGGCTGAGGGCAGGGGTGTTTCCGCTGTCGAGGTTGAGAAGAATTACGGTCAGGGCCGCGTTTTCTTCGCGGAAGAGCTCGTGTCCAAGGGCATGGCCGACAGTATCGGCACCCTGGAAGAGACGCTGGCGCGCTTTGGCGCCGAATTGACCCCAGAACCCATCCGCCAGCTGCGCAGCGCGAACAGCGCGCGGGCTGAGGATGCGAATTACCTGGTCGCCGCTCTGAAGGCAGGCGAGCCAGTGACGAAACGCGAGTTTGAGAACGGCCTCAAGGGTCTTGTTGGTCTTTCAAACTCGGAGGCAGAGCGGGCCGCCCGGCTCTACCTCAAGACTGATCAGGGGGCTCCTGATGAGGGCGATGCTGCTGTTTCGGCAGCCCTAGACCGGCTCATTGCCGAAGCAAAAACCATCACCACTACATTTTAAGGGAGCCATCATGGCTGAACCTACTGATCTGGCCACCAAGATTGGTGAGCTGGCAACTTCGCTCGCCTCCATCAAGGAAAACGTCGGGAATCTCGGCACCGACTTCACCGCCAAGCTCGCCGCAACCGGCGAAGCATCCGCTGAACTGACCGAAAAGGTCGACAAGGCGCTGTCCGAGCTCGGCGACGCGACCACTCGCCTCGGCGACCTGGAAAAGCGCGCTGCGCGTGAAAAGGACGTGCAGGAGCAGGGCTTCAAGGGTCTGGGTGATCATCTGATTGAGTCCGCTGCCTTCAAGGCGGCAGATCTCTCCGGTGCCTCGCGTGGATCGATCCGCGTTAAGGCCGAGCGCGCCGACATCACCACTGCCAACACCACTGTAGGCGCGGGCCGCAGCGCAGGGACTTCGCTTGTCCCCGGACAGCGGGTGCCAGGCCTGATCGCTCCTCCGACGCGCCAGCTCACCATCCGCGATCTTCTCGCGCAGGGCACCACCACCTCCAACGTGATTGAATACGTCAAGGAAACGGGGTTCACCAATAGCGCCGCTCCGGTTGCTGAGGGTGCGCTGAAGCCGAAGTCCGACCTGACCTTCAACATGGAGAGTGCGCCCGTCCGCACCCTGGCGCACATCTTTAAGATTTCGCGCCAGATGCTGGACGATGCCGCTGGGATTGCCAGCTACATCAATGCTCGCGGCACTTATGGCCTGAAATACGTCGAGGAAGGTCAGATCCTGAACGGCGACGGGACCGGCCAGAACATCGAGGGGCTTGTCCCCCAGGCTACAGCCTTCAATCCCGCCTTCAGTCCTGCCGACGAGACGGCAATCGACCGTCTGCGCCTTGCCGTTTTGCAGGTTGTTCTTGCCGAATACCCGGCCACTGGCTTTGTTCTCAACCCCATCGACTGGGCACGCATTGAGCTGACCAAGGATGCCGGCGGCAACTACATCGTGGGCAACGCGCAGCAGGGCATCCAGCCGACGCTGTGGAACTTGCCCGTCGTGGCGACCCAGGCGATGGCAGCTGGCGAGTTCCTGACTGGCGCCTTTAATCTCGGCGCTCAGATCTTTGACCGCATGGGTGTTGAAGTTCTCCTGTCGACTGAGAACGAGGACGACTTTGTTCGCAACTTCGCCACCATCCGTATCGAGGAGCGACTGGCGCTCATTGTCCCCCGCCCCGAAAGCTTCGTTACCGGCGATGTAAACCCAGCTTAACGAATAGTGGGTGGCTCAGGCCGCCCACTATCTTTCCAGGAGACGAAAATGCGCGTGAAGGCACTAAAGACCATTGTCGGTGACTACGGACGCTTGGCGCGTGGCGCTGAAGACGACATCGATGATGTGATTGCGAAAAAGCTGATCAAGGCCGGCTATGTGACCGAGGTTACTGGTGAGTCGGATGGGGTGGCGCATGGCTCGTCGTTCGAAGGCCCTGCGCTGGTTGATGCTACGCCTGCGGAGCCCGCACCCGCAGAGACCGCCCCCGCCGCCGAGCCCACCGAGGAACCGCGCAAGGGCAAGAAAGGCAAGACCGATGCCGACACCACGCGATAAGGCGCGCAAGCGCAAGACTGCCAGCTATATCGGCGCCGAAGTGATCCTGCAGCCAGCCCCCGAGCCGGTGCCGGATCCCGAAGAGGATGAAGGCGGGACTCCATAATGCCACTCCTCGACCTGGCCCTTGTGAAGGGGCACTTGCGAGTCCTCGGCGATGATGAAGACGCGCAAATCGCGCTCTACCAGGCCGCCGCGGAATCCGCAGTGGTCGAGTATCTGGACCGGGTTGTTCAAGCGGCCGAGCCGCTGCCACCGGACGACGACAAGGCAATGGTCGTTACGCCGGACATTCAGCGCGCAATTCTGCTTTTGGTCGGTGAGTTCTACGACACGCGCGAGCCTGATCCCAAGGACACGGGCGACGCCATCCTGCCCAGGGGCGTCCGCAGTCTACTGGCGCCCTATCGTGTGTGGCGACGGTTCGATGAAGATGAAACATGCGCCAGCAGAACCGATGGGGTGAGCTAAGTGGCCAACAGAATTTCAGAACAATACGGCGACCCCAGCAGCCGCCCCGCAGACGCCTTCGTGCTGGTGACCAAGGCGGATGCCAACCTGCCTGGCGGGGCCTGCCGATCCCTACTGGTGGGCACGGCTGGCACGGCCAACCTTATGCAGTTGGATGGAACCATCCGCACCAATGTGCCGCTGCAAGCTGGCTACAACCCGCTTGCCTGTAGGCAGGTGCGCACTGGCGGCACGGCGGCAGACATCTGGGCGCTGTATTAGTACCGGAGAGGATTGCCAATGAGAGCCGGCGAACTCGACCGACTTATCGCGATCGAGCGGTACAGCACCACCTACAATGACGACAACGAGCCCACTGAGGGGTGGGCAGAGGTCGGCAAGCGCTGGGCATCCAAGAAGGATGTGAGCGACGGTGAGAAGATCCGCGCGGCCGAGGTGGGCGCCACGGTTACGACGCGCTTCCAGGTTCGGTGGGACAGCCTGACAATGACGCTCACCGCGGCCGATCGCATCGTGTGCGAGGGCAAGACCTACGACATTGCTGGGACCAAGGAATTGGGCCGGCGCGATGGCATCGAGATCAGCGCATCGAGGCCGAACGACATGCTGGTGGTGACGCCATGAAGACTCGAGTCACCTTCACCGGCGGCAAAGAGCTCGATGCCGCACTCAACCAATTCACAGCGACGAAGCGGCGGGCCATTGGCCGTGTCGCACTGGATAACGCCGGCGAGATCACTGCGAAAGCGGCGCGCGCTCTGGTTCCCGTCGATACCGGCAACCTGCGCGAAAGCATTGACGTGTCGGGCACGCTGAGCAAGCGGCAGAAGTCCGAGCACACCAAGGCTGCAGAGCAAGAGCGGTTCATTGGCCCAAACAACCAGCCGTCCGCTCACCTTCGTGAGTTCGGCAGCGACGGGGCGCCTCCGCACCCGTTCATGCGCCCGGCTTGGGACCAGACCAAAGACAAAGTGCTGGACCGCATGGGCGGTGAGCTGTGGGTGGGCATCGAGAAGGCCGCACAGCAAGCGGCAAAACGGGCGGCGAGGGGCAAGTAATGCAAACCAAGCTTATGCCCTTGCTCCTGACCCATGCCCCTCTGGCAACATTGATCGGCAACCGCATCGCCTGGGATACGCTCCCGCAAGGCTCCGCGCAGGGCAGCGTCGTGATGTATGTCGTCAGCGGCGTCACCGATTACACCATGGCCGGAGCCTCCGGCTACGTGATGACCCGCGTGCAGTTCGATTGCCGCGGCGAAACTGCGGCAAAGGCTCGGGCGATAGCTGAGGCGGTCACTGCCAAGCTATCCGGCTTCCGCGGCGTTTATCAGGGCTTCCACTTTCAAGGCGCGTTCCAACAGGGACAGCGCACCCGGTTCGACAAGGATGGACCTGACAAGTGGTTCACCGACAGCCGCGACTTCACCATCCATTGGGCTCCGGCCTAATCTAGCCCTTTCGCGCCGTGGGCTGGCGCTTTCCTGACATCGTTGGAGACCGCACATGACATCCGCAAGGATTGGCTATGGCACCAAGTATGAAATCTGGGATGCCAGCCTGTCTGTTCCCGCCTTTGTGGAAGTGGCGGAGGTGATCACCGTCACTCCGGGCGAGGCCACGGCCGACCGAGTGGACGCCACCCACATGCAGAGCCCCGGTCGGCGCCGCGAGTATATCTCGGGCCTGATCGATAATGGCGAGGCCAGCTTCGAAATCAACTGGATCCCAGGCAATGCAACGGACGTGCTCTTGCGCGGCCTGCTCGCCTCCGGTGACGTGCTCGAGCACCGCATCACGTTCAACAATGGCCAGCGGGTGACGTTCGACGCCGCAGTGACCGGCTTCAGCAAGGCCATCCCGATCGATGACCGCATGACCGCGACGATTACCGTTGCCGTCTCGGGTGATGAGACTTGGGATGTTGAAGGTGCGGGTGGTGGCGTCTAATGGCTAATCCACTTCGGGGCGAGGTTGACCTCCAGACCCCAGACAAGACCTACACCCTGCGCATGTCGATCAATGCGATCGTCAGCATTGAGGATCACTTCGATCTGGGCATCAATCAGGTTGCGGAAAAGCTTTCGGATCCCGCAGGTATGCGCATCGGCAATCTGCGCGCCATCGTGATGCACGCAATGCGCGAACATCATCCCGATCTGACGGAAACCGAGGCCGGCGAGATCATCGGGCAGGCTGGTTTCGACAAGACCGCAGAGGCCATCCAGAAAGCGATGACTTCGGCGTTCCCATCAGCCAAGGCTGATACGGGCAACCCTCCGAAGACGAAGCAGGGTGGGACTGGGAAAGCCTCCTGACTTCGTATGCTGCCTGCGGCTTCGACCCCGTCCCATTCGGGACGCTGACGCCGCGGGTTCTGTCTCTGCATATCGCAGGGGCGCGGCAGCGGCTTATCCGGGAAGCTAATGACCGGCTATCCCAAGCTTGGCACACAGCGTCGCTGAATACCTACGCATACCACCAGCCCCAAAAGCTGCCGAAGCTTGAAACTCTGCTCCATTCCGATGTGCCCAGGGCGCCGCGGGAGCAAACCGCAGCAGAACAGATCGCCATTTTCAAGGGCATCTTGGCGAGCAGGAGGAAGTAATCAGTTTGGCGTCTTGCCACCGATGATTGCTTCCAGAGCCTCGGCGAGACTGTCGTCGGGCTCGGATGGGTCGGGGGTGAAGTCTTCTCGTTGTCCATCATCGTAAAGCACCGATGAAACGCAGGCGACGACAGCTACTTCGCTTGCTCGGAGGTTGGGGATGCGCTCAAGTCCAGCCCCGGCGTATTCGGCTCCCCACGATGCAGTCTCTCCAGCTTGGACCACCAGGTCGCGCTGAATGCTGATCGAGGAAATATATCCCCCAAGGGCGTCCAGGAACTGCACGGACCCGTCCACCATTCGAATTGGCTTATCGGTTTGGTTGCGCAGTTCGATGTGAGTCTTCGCTGTTTTCAGGCCGTTTCTGTCGGGGCTGACATCAACGGACCAATCCTCTACGGCCAAAACTTCAGAGCTGGACGAGTTGCATTCAGTTGCATGAGTGCTCGAGCACCAGGCCAAAAACAATGCGCCAGCGAATATCATCCGCACCATTCAAACCTCCTTGGATGTGCGTGATACTAGATGTGATCCCGAAGGAATAGCAAATGGCAGCTGTGATCGGCGCTCTCCGCGTCAACCTCGGGCTAAACTCGGCCGAGTTCGAGAGCGGCATGAAGAAGGCCAGCGGGGCGATGAAGGCGCTCTCTGGTGCCTTTGCGGCTCTGGGTGGCGTTGCCATATTCGCTGGCTTCACCACCGGCATTACCCAGGCCGTGGGGCGCATCGAGGAAGCTCGCAAGCTCACTGCGCAGCTTGACCAAGCGCTGACCAATACCGGCAACACAGCCCGCACCAGCGGCAAGGAAGTTGCCGAGTTCGCAGACGATCTGGAGAAGTCCACCGGGCGGGCCGCCGAGGAAATCCTGGCGGTTTCCACCAATTTGGCAACCTTCGGCTTTAGCCGCGAGGTGTTCTTTGACGCCATCAAACTAGCCGACGACATGTCTGCGGCTTGGGGCGGCGACCTCCGGCAGAACATGGAAGGCTTGGCCCGAGCTCTGGCGGATCCTGAGAAGGGTCTGGCCATGCTGACAAAGCGCGGCATCACGTTCACCGATCAGCAGAAGGCCATGATCTCCAGCTTCGTGCAGGCGAACGACATCATCGGCGCTCAAGGCGTGGTGATGGATGCGCTCAACGAGCAGGTCAAAGGTGTAGCTGCATCTGGCTTTACCGGCCTTACCGCGGCGCAGGCGCGCGCCACCAAGGCCATGGAGGACTTCTTCGAGACCATTGCAGGGTCTTTGCAGGTCAATATGGGCCTGGAAATGTCGCTTGCCGCCGTCGCTGCGGCGCTCAACTTCGTTTCTGCGAACTTCGATGTGATCGCGCGCGCTGCAGGCGTGGCTGGCACCGCCATCCTGACGGCTCTTGGCCCAACCATCTGGGCAACGGTCTCGACCGCAGCCGTGGCTATGAGCACGGCTGTTGTTGGTGCCATCCGCGCGATCGGCATCGCCATTGCGGCCAACCCCATCGGGCTTCTCATCACTGCATTTGCCGCTGCGGTTGCAGCTGCGTTCCTGTTCCGCGATGAGATCAAGCAGGCCATTGGCGTTGATTTCGCGGGCATCATCGCCGGGGCGGTGAACACCGTTATCGGCGCCTTCGTCGGGGCGTTCGAGGCGATCAAGGCAACGTGGTCGGCTCTTCCCGCGGCGCTAGGCGATCTGGTTTATCAGGCTGCCGAAAGCACAGTGAACGGCGTGATCTATATGATCCGCGAAGTTCAAGTGAGCATCAACAAGTTCATCAGCACCATCAACGGGGCGCTCGCCTCGATGGGCTCAAACGTCCAGATCGGCGGCATGGACCTGATGGGTTATGCCGACATCGGCAACCCCTATGCAGGCCAAGCCAAGGCAGTTGGTGAGGCAGCAAGCGCAGCCTTTGCCGGCGCACAAGGCGACTACATTGGCAAGCTGGCGGAAACGCTGGGCTTCGTGGGTGACGAGGCGACTACGGCCGCGGCGGGCATCACCGCGCTAGGCACTGCCCTCGACGGCGGCGCCGGTGGTGCTGGCGGGGGCTCTGGTGGGGCAGCGGGCGGTGCAAAAAACCTGGGGAGCGCGCTTACCGAGGCCGCCAGGGCTGCACGGGAAGAGTGGGACTTCTATCGAGGTACATTCAACGACTTTTTCTCCGATCTGTCCCATGGCCTCAAGAGCGGCGAGGGCTTCTGGCAGTCGTTTGGCAATGCTGCGTCTAACGCCCTTAGTAGTATCGCCGATCGCTTAATGAGCATGGCATCTTCGGGCCTGTTCGACATGCTTTTCGGGGCCTTCATGGGCGGCATGATGCCGGGCGGCTCGTGGAATATCCCCAAGGCGCATGTGCCAGGTGGTTTCTTCCCCGCCTTCGCCAACGGCACGAACTTCGCGCCCGGCGGTATGGCTTGGGTGGGTGAGCGTGGCCCAGAGCTAGTCAACCTGCCTCGTGGTTCTCAGGTTATTCCCAACCATGAACTAGGCGGGGTAGGCGGCGGCATCAAAGTGTCCATCGATGCCCGTGGAGCGCAGATGGGGGTGGCAGAACAGATCGAAGACATGATCCGCTTCCGACTGCCAGATATAATCCGGCATCATTCTGGGACTTCATTGGTGGAAAGGGGCTGATATGGCTTTAGCGCTGCCCCTTTCCTTGTCTTCCTTTTTCGACACACTCAAAGTCAGATCGGCACCATTCCTGCTGGTTGAACAGCAGGAATATTCGGGGCTGGGGACTGGCGAGGGCATCGCTCACGACCTAGCGCCTCGATTGTGGGAGGCGGCCGTGCAGAGCGCCCCCATGCCGCTGGAGGAAGCGCAGGCGATACTCGCACGGATCGACGCCTTAGATGGCGCGGTCAACGCCTTCTATGCTTACAACCCGGCCAAGGCGTACCCGGCGGCCGACCCTGACGGCTCCAAGCTCGGTGCCGCCACCCCAACCATCTATGCCATTGCTGACAACAGAAAGGAGTTTCAGGTCACGGGCCTGCCTCCTGGGTATGTGCTGACGGCAGGGGACATGGTGGCAGTGGACTACGGGACACCGCCGCGCCGCGCTTTGGTGCGACTCGTGACGGGTGCTGCTGCAAATAATCTTGGCCTGACGCCAATGGTCGAGGCTCGTCCCCACCTTCGCCCTGGGATAACTGCCGGACTGCCTATTGGGCTGCGTAAACCTGCCATGAAGGCGAAGATAGTGGCGGGGTCTCTTTCTAGCAGTCACGATCTGATGGTGACCGGAACTGTGTCATTCACGATGCGGCAAACACTGGCTGCAGGCGGCGTAACTGACATCTACTATCCAGTGCCCCCTTTGCCGGTCCCGGTCCCGTCCCCATCGCTCGATTTCTCTCTCGATACCAACAGCCAGTACCTGGCCGTTCTCTAAGAGGTTCCCATGGCCGATAATCTGCCGATCAAAGATGGGGCGGGCGCCTCGAAGTCCATCGCTACCAAAGAGTTGAGCTCCGGGCTTCACCTCACCAAGCAACTTCAGGTGGACCAAGCTGGCGCGCCGGTTAATCCCGCCACTCAGCCCACGCTGGAGGCGGTGCTTGCGGCTGTTGCCGGCCTTGCACCCGCTTCAGGGGCGATTGCGGTCACACCAAGCGATGCAACCGTCCTGGCAAATGTCCGCTCCATCTATGTGGGGAATGGCGGCAATGTCGTGGCGACAATCGGCGGCACTGACTTCACCTTTACCAACGTCGCTGACGGCACCACTCTGCCTATCCGCGCCACGAAAATCAAAGCGGCGACCACGGCGACCAACATTGTCGCCCTGACCTAAAGGCCCTCACATGGTTCGTGTTCTTGATGTCGCCACCCAAGGCGCTATACGCGATCGCTCGGCCGTCATTCCGCGCAACTTCGTGCTGATCTGGGCCAAGCCGATTGGCGGGGGCGGGGAAGTCCCCTTCGGCCTCACCGACTTCGGCGAGGATGTCTCCACCAACGTCGTCAATGGGGAGACTGGCGCCGTCGAGAACTACACGTTCTACGGCGACAATGCCCCGATCAAGAAGATGGACCCCATTCCGCTCAAGATCGGGCTGGACGTGGACACCACACAGGTCGTGCTCAACCATCTGCATCCGGTGGTGCAGTTGGTGACGCGCGGTCACGACATCCGCAATGCGCGGGTGCAGATATTCCGCGGCTATCTCGACCCGGCCAGCATGTTGCTGGCGGCCAATCCACGCTGCCGGCGGTTGGGGCAGGTCAACACCAACCCGACCCGCACCGGGGCCGCTGGCGCGGAAGGGGACACCACCCTCCGCATCGTCTCGCACACCCGCGAACTCACCCGCACCAACACCGCCAAGCGCAGCGACGAAACGCAGCGGCTGCGGGGTGGTGATCGGTTTCGGCGCTACAGCGGCATTTCCGGCAAGATCGAAGTCTTCTGGGGCGAGGAAAAAGCCTCTGAAGAAGGCGGCGGGAAACGTAAAAAGAGAGCGGGGCTGTTCTGATGTTCTTTATCGCCCCGTTCATCGTCAACGCCCTCATCAGCGTTGCCCTCTCCGTCGCCGCGACCCTTGTTCAGCAGATCTTCGCGCAGGACAAGAAGCAGGACAAAGCCGGTGTGCGCGGCTCCATTCAGACCGGCGGCGATAATCCGCTGGCCTTCATCATGGGACGCTACGCCACAGCCGGTCAGCTGGAGTATATCGGCACTTGGGGCAAGGACGGCGACACCCCGAACGCCTACCTGACCAAGGTTATCTCGGTGTCGGATCTGCCGGTGCGCGGGCTTTCTGGCCTGTTCGTGGGCAGCGAGCGGGTAACGGTATTGCCCGATCCGGGTAGCCCAGTATTTAGCTTTCCCATCCCGATCACGCTTCCTGGGTTTGTGGGACTCGGAAACCCGATCAAAGAGTACCGCATCGATGGGAAGGACCACCTTTGGATCAGGTTCCACGATGGAAATCAGACCGAGGCTGATCCATTCCTGCTAAGCCGCTTCGGCAGTGATCCCGATCGCCCATGGCAGTCCGACATGATCGGGCGCGGCGTGGCTTATGTCGTCATCACCGCCCTCGTGAACCGCGAAGTGTTCTCCGGCATACCGGATTACGTCATCGAGGTTGAAGGCATCCCGCTGAACGACAGGCGCGGCGGTACAGCCCAGCACGATAACCCCATTGTTGCCATTGACCACCTGTTGGGCGGGCTTTCTTACGATGGGCAGTGGGTCTATGGCCCGCAGAGCATCAGCGCCGCCAGGCGGCCTCTGGCACAGTGGCGTCCGCAGATGGACAAGTGCGACGTGATTGTGGACGGCGAGAAAGCCTTCCGCTTCGGCTACGAAGTCACCGTCGACCAGGAGCCGCACGTTGTTATCGGCGAATACCTCAAGGCGTGCGAAGGCCGCATTGCGGAGATTGGCGGCATCTACAAGGTGCTGGTGGGCGGCCCCGATGCTCCGGTGGTGAGCTTCACCGACGAAGATATCGTGATCACCGAGGGACAGAGCCTCGAACCCTTCCCCGGCCTTGAGGCGACGTTCAACGGCATAACGGCCACCTATCCAGAGCCGGCCGAAGCCTGGGAGAACAAGGAAGCACCGCCGCGCTATCGCAGCGACCTTGAACTGCTGGACGACAACCGGCGCCTGCCGTTCTCGACCAGCTACGCGGCCGTGCCTTATGCAGTGCAGGTTCAGCGCCTCATGCGCGCTGCGATCGAGGAAACCCGGCGCTTTAAAAAGCATGTCCAGACCATGCCCCCCGAATGGTGGGAGTATGAGCCGCTGGACGCAGCCCTGTGGACCAGCGAGCGCAATGGTTATGGCAACAAGGTCTTCCTGATCACTGCGCAGGACGATCTGCCCAACAGCAACCAGGTGGTCTCGCTGCAGGAGCAGGATCCCGCCGACTACGACTGGCAGAGCAATTATGTGCTGCCGTGGGACGTGGTGCCGTTGGTGATCTCGCGGCCGGCGCCGCAGGTGATGACCGGCTGGAATGTCGCGCCCTATATCGTGCTCGACAGCAACAATGTCAGCCGCCGACCGGCCATCGAAGTGTTCTGGGCCGCTGGGCTTGTGGATGTGCGAGCTGTTGAAGTGCAGGTACGAGAGTCCTGGGCCGGGAAGAACATTATCTTTGATGGTGATCTGCCCTACGATCCGGCTGACCTGCAGCCCTCAGCGGTTCCCTCGATCGCCAACCTGCTGCCGAACACAAACTATGAAGTGCGAGGCAAGTATCTTCCATTTTCCGGCCGGGCAACCCTCTGGTCGAACCAGTCTCTGGACGGCAGCGGGAATGTAGTAGAAGGGGCGTGGCTTTCGGTCTTGACGCCTGATGTCAAACTGGGCGCAGACGACGTCGCCATCGAACTGGGTAACGTCGCCAAGGACGTGCTCGACCAACTCGGCTTAAAGCCGCGCCAACTGATCGAGAGCTTCAAGCAGTTGGGCACGCTGCTCGAGGAAGTGGACCGAGAAAACTACACCAAGCGGGAAGCCCTGTTCCGCGAAATCACTGTGGAATTGGAAGGGCTGCAAGCCAGCTTCACCGAGATCATCGAGGTGGCATTGGGGCCGGGCGGGGCGATCAGTCAGAAGCTCGAAAGCCTCTATGCGGCCATGGGCGGAAACACCGCGGAGGTCAATGTTCGATGGGAAGCGGTAGCGGCGCCTGCCGGTTATTCGGCCCGGTATGCCATCCAGGCTGCGGCCAATGATGGCACCTTCCGCTCCGCTACGTTCTTCCTCGATGTCCCCGTGGATCCCTCTCAACCCACACGGATCGGTTTTATGGCCGGACAGACCGCGTTCTTCACCTCCGCCGGCGTGCCGATCGCCCTGGTTACGGAAGAGGGCAAGTTCCGCTCTGCCAACAATGCCGTGTTGATCGATATGATTACCGGCGCATTTAGCTTCGGTGCTCCATGAGGGTGCTCCGCGGCTTTCCTGCTCAAGGCGTCGTCGCCTGCTTCACGGAGCCTGTTCCGCCCGCTAGCCAAGCGGAGCAGCTAGACATCAACTCGCCATGCAACGCTCCCGCGGCAAGCCCGATGGCTCACCTTGACCGCGTGGCGTTCCACTCCAGTTTCTTCAACTATGAACTGGCTGTGCCGATGCAGACCATCACGGTCACGCATCCTCGGGTGGTCACGAGCACGACGGTATGGGGGGCACCCGGGGCGATCTCGGTGTCTATCACCGGCACCGGCCGCGAGGATATCCGCAGCCTGCTCACCCACAACCTTGGCTACACGCCGCTGGTGATGGTGTCCTATCAAGACGTGATGGTTATCTCGGGGACGGCGGTGCAGGTCGAAGCACAAGGCGCGCGCTTCATCTCCGTCTGGGCCAACAACAGCGAAGTTGGGCTGGGCGAAAGCGCCTATTGTGGCCCTACCGACCTCCCAGAGGCCGCCCGCACCTATCAGGTGATGGTCTTCCGCACTCCGGCACCGAACCCGGCCCTGCCGCTGTTCTCGGGCGACAATGACAGCTTCCAGATCGGGCGCGGCATGATCAATTCCGACCGCAGTTATCTCAAGCGCGACCCGAATGGGGTTTTCGACATGGACCTTGGGAGAACCCTGGATATCGCCAATGGCGGTGCCCGCATGGTCAGCGGCGGGGTGACCCGGAGCGACAACTGGTACAATGGTGGGTTCACCGGTAGCCCGTTCATCCCTGTGGGGGTCTGATGGCAGTCTTCCCCGAAAACGGCCAACTGGTGGTTTCGCGAGGTGGGCGGCGGCTGTGGACCACGGCTACGCCTCCGGTTTCGCTTATCCCCGATGCCTGGCGCGAAATCCCGATCACCATCGAGTTCCCGGACTTCCCCAAGGACATTGCCTACGGGTTCAACCTGCTCTCCAGTCAGGTGACCACGCAGGGGTATGGCATGTCGGTGGTGAAGATGCTCCCCCAGGAACTGCAGTTGCCCGATATCACGCTGGGCACCGTACCTGCAGGGATCAACTATGTGGACTGGCGTGTCCGTCTGGACTGGACCAATCGACCCTCACCGTCCCGAGCTGTTGAGGCGATTAGCCCGGTTCGTCGTGGCGCTGACACTGACCTTCGCGGCGGATCGGGCCTTCTCGAGATCGGCGGCTGTTATCGCCGCATGATCCATGTCGGGCTGGTGGGAAATAGCATCGTGCTGCAGCGCAAGCAGTCGAGTAACGACACCCAGGAGAATGTGAACTGGGCCGCCGGTAATCAGGTCTGGAACCCGAACGACAGCCCGCGGATAGGATGGACCTATGGCACTAGCATCCGTGGTTCTTTCACTAGCTTCATTGAGATCAGGGCCAGCGGCAACAATGCACATAGGGGCGGCAGAAACGGTGCCTCTCTGATCGACAACACCAACTATTTCTCCCGGTGGGCCGGCGTTCTGCTGGTCAAGCCGGGGAGACAAAACCCCGGCGTTTAGCGCCTAACAAACACCCCCACAGCAAGAGTATACAATGGCCCTTCCTACTTGGTACGGCACCGGCACTGCGTCGGTGGCGAACGGCTCCGCTATGGTGTCTGGCACGAATACCCTATGGGGCGGCGATGCGGTCATGACCGGCGATCTGTTCTGCGTTCCTTCGCAGCCGCTAGTGCCGCCCCAGCGCATCAAGGCGGTTACCAGCGACGGTGCCCTTGAGTTGTGGGCACCATGGCCCGGCACCAGCATCACGGGGCAAGCTTACGAAATCCGGTATGTCGGGATTATTGAGCGCAGCACCGCAAAGACCCGTGAAGTTCTGGAGAAGCTTGGCGAAGTCAGTCCATATTACGATGTTCAGGTGGACGTGCTTGCTGATCGCGATGCCTACAACGATCATGCGGCAAGCTTTCGCGTCCTCGTCTCGAATGTAGGTGACGGGCGTGCTGCGATCTATTCCAAGAACAGCCCTGCATCGGGTGATTGGTCTGCACCAGCTTATGTCACCGGCCCAACGGGGGCTGCGTCCACCGTTCCGGGCGTCGTGTGGCGTGGTGCCTATGCCGCTGGCACAACCTACGCGATCAACGATGGCGTGACGTTCAACGGCTCATCGTTCCGCAAGTTGACCACTGCCGCGGCCGGAACGGCGCCATCAAGCGCCACTCCACCAGTGAACACGGCTGCTTGGGAAGTGCTGGCTGCGAAAGGATCCAACGGTACCATCACCGGCGTTACGTCGTTTTGGTCGGATCGCATTCTCAATGATACGACTGGGGCCGCGGCGCGGGCGGGGTTGGGTGTTGAGGAATTTCCTGCCACCCGAACAGCACTCAAAGCGCTGGACACAGCAAAGGTGACTAGTGCTTATCTTACTGAAACGGGGCGTGAAGGCCAGTTCATCTGGAGCAATGGCAATTATAGCGCACAGATCGGGGCCGACACTCAAGAAGGCATATACATAAGGGCGACGAATGTCGCAGCTACGGCGGGTGCTTGGGTCAGGGTGCTTGATGGCGACATCAACCCTCGATGGTTCGGCCTGTATCCGTCTAATGCAGGTTCGGCAAACCAAGCGGCACTTACTGCTGCGATTTTTGCGGCCAATGGAAGATGGGTGACTTGCCCACCCGGAACTTACTCGTTTGCGGGGCCAGTCACTGTTGACGGTGTGGCAGTTCGCTTGCGCGCTTACGGGGCCGATACAACCGATTTCGTTTTCTCTGGCACTGGTAGCGGGTTCGTCTTGGGCGCGTCAACGCCGGTCACAAAGGTGGAAATCGACAATATCGGAATATTGAAGTCAGCGGATGCGCCCGCTTCAACAGCGATTGCGGCAACATTCGCTCCAACCGACTCTGAACAAGACGCCAAGATCACCCGATGCCGTATCTCTGGAACATTGTTCACTAGCACCGGATGGGGAAGCGGCATCCATCTTATCAATGCCACAATGCCAGTCATCGAAGGGAACATGGTTGTCGGGAGAAATGGCAATGCTGCGACAGTCGTAGCCAAGACAGTTGCCGGCATATACCTGGTTGCTTCTCAGCTTGCCATCCTGCCCACTGTGAAAGGCAACCATGTATTATATTTCAAGCGTGGGGTTTACGTAAATTCAACTGGGGCAGTGGGTATTGAAGGGCTGCGGATAGATAGCAATGACCTTATTCACTGCGACGAAGGGGTGGTCGTTCAGGCTGCGGGAACTTATCGCGCCGTACAAAACCTGATCCAGAACAACCATTGCGAGTTTTTCTCCAAGGGTATCGTTGTTCAACGTCTGAATGACGTATGGATGCAAAACAATGATCTTATAGCGGATGCCGCATCTACTAGCGCAAGTTGGGGTGTGGATGCTCTGCTTTGCAACCAGGTTTTCGTTACCGCAAACACCATTGAAGATGGCGCAGGGACAGGAAATGCCTTGCTATCGGGCGTCAAACTGGACGGCTGCACCTATTCCAATGTGCGAGACAACATAGGTCGCACACCCGACGCTCTAGTCGCGTTTGTGAATGCCTCGCAACATTGCACAGAGGCAAACAACAAGCAGAAGGGGGCCGGCGCTCGCTTCGTGGATATTTCTTCCACTAGTTCCAACCATTCAGTCCCAAAATCATATGGAGGTTCGATAAGCGATGCGGGAACGGCTCTTGTCCTTCCTCGGAACTGGTCCAGTTCCCGAATATCGGCGGGACTTTATCGGGTGACCCACAACATGGGAATTGACACCGGAAAGTATGCTGTTTTCGGGTCAATGGTACAACCTGCTACTAACAATCACTTTGCGCGCGTTGCGAAAGACGTGAACAGCTTTGACGTGGTTATATGTCAACTCGGTACTGCCACAACCGCTGACGGCGCTTTCGACTTTCATGTCGTGATGCTAAGCTGACCAGCCGCGCGAGTATTCCTCCCAAGTAAGGGCATATCACTCAGCGACCTCTGCGCCTCATCCTGCTTAAGATGCGCAGAGGCAAGGTCAGAGACCAAGATGCCGAGTGCATAACATCGTAGATCACACCTATTGCCTCAGCCTCTGAGTTTGGCGGTGTTATCTCTTTGCCGCCAAACATCCTGCGCAAGGGTCGGCTAAACCGCCAAGAACGGCTCATCAGAATAGCCCTGGCTGCCTCAACGGTATTTCGCTCAGGATGAGCGTGACCATGTGCATGATAGAACTCTACGAACTCGTGTAGAGGGATGTGCAGCGTGAGATTGTCGCGCTTGTGCCGCATTTCACGATCAGCCATGCGCCAAGCGGCGTGCTTATCGATATCTTGCGACCAAGCTAGAGTGGTGTTTGAGCCATCGATGTGGTGCGTATACTCGCCGACCGTGAGGTATTTTCTTCTGTCGATCCAGTGCCCACTCGAGAAGATGCGCAGATAGAAAAGATAGTCCTCGTTCCTACTCATACCCTCATCGAACGAGAGCAGGGCGGGGTCTACACGCTTTCTATCGATCACCACCGAATGGATGGGGTAAATGTTGTCGGAGAAAATGTGGAACTTGTGGAAGTCCCTGAGGATCGGATTTCGCCCTTGAACATAGCGGTGGCGACCTTTGCCCCATACGTGGGTTGCATCAATTCCGCCGGTCGCTGCGAGGGCGGTCTTATCTCTTCGAAGTGCGCTTATTAGCGTCTGGTAGGCGTCACCATAAACGACGTCGTCGTGGTCCAGAAAAGCCAGATAACGTCCGCTGGCAACAGCAATGCCGGCGTTAAGAAGCGCAGCACGATGATCACCTTCACCTAGATCAAGATTGATGAGCTGAAAGGTACGGCCGTAGAGCTCGAGATGTTGCCCCGCAACCTGCCTGACAGCGGCGAGGTTGGCTTCTGAGAGGTTCTGGCAGCAGATTACAACCTCAAGGGAATGATACCTCTGGTGGGCAAGGGAAAACAGGCAGAGGTCCAGGTCGCTTAATCCGCCCATATCGTGGAAACGAACAAGCACGCTGATCCGATCAGAAACCAAGTTAGCGTCCATCATTCACCACCGAACTTCACCAAAGTGGAACTGATGGTCGAAATCAGCGACAGACGCGGCGCTTTCAGGCATCGGTGTGATTGTGTCTGTATTCGGCGTCGTTTGAACGCCCCTTTCCTTCAAAGCTGTTTCGCACTTCTCGGCGAAACCGTGGCCTCTCCATTTTTTCCCGAGAATATATCCAGACATGAGCGTCCGGTGGTCGATGACAGGAGAAGGCGGTCTATTAGTAGTGTCATGGTAGTAGAGTGCGCCGGGGACCAGGATGCACTCCCGGCCAGCCGCTCTATAACGCCAAGACAGGTCAACGTCTTCGCAATACATGAAGAAGGCCTCATCAAAGCCACCTACGGTTTCGAAGCCATCACGCGAGAACATGAACGCGGCACCAGAGACCCAGGCAGTGGTTCCTGTGCTCTGGTCGTAGCGAAGCGGATGCTCAACAGGGAACTGACGCAAGCCATAGAGATGCTGGGTCCCCCGGAGGACTGCTTGTGTCATTTCTTGCAGGGCTCGCGGGTGGAAGCGCCCGTCAGGGTTTGCCCCGAGATAAAATTCTGCGTCGCCTGCAAAGGCTGCCCGTGCGAGCATGTTGTGTGCTGCACCGAAGCCAATGTTACCCGCAGTTGGGAGTTCGGACACAGAAAGTGATGAAGAACCTGGGCAACCAGACCCAGTGCCATTGTCGATCGAAAAGATGGAAATGTTGATGCTGTCTTTCGGGTGAAGTTCGGAGGCGGCAACCTCTACACTTTTCAGCCAAGCAAGCCTTTCGACGTCGTCATTACCATACCAGACAACCCCTACGGAAATGTTCACGACAAACCTTTGCGCCAAAGCCAGCAGAAGGGCGTCCTCTTACAAGATCACTCACGAAATTGGAAGGCTCCCTAACCGGGGGTCTTTTACTTCGCCGGGACCAACAGGGCGCCTGCCGTCGAGGGCGGTCGCAGCAGGCGCCCACCTCGGGCTCGAACCAGAGGCGGCGCAGACTAGATAATTCCACCCGGCCAGTCAGCCGGGTTTTTCTTTCCCCCATCCACCACCGGAGACCACCCATGCCGACATTTAACGCGGGAGCGAAGCCATGCACCTGGGACTAAGTTTGAGCCTGCCGGGGAGAGCTGTTGCCGCCTCTGGTACGGGCGTGGGGGTGCAAGCCCTTCTTCTTCGTGCCTACTTTGCAGGAGTAATTTGAAATGCCAGCAGGTTTCGTTTCAAAGGCGCTCGCTGCTTTATCCGCAACAACGGCTCGGTGGGTTGAGTTCGCCGATGGAAGTCAGGCTCCTATTCAGGGTTCGGTTCTGATCGATCCTGTGACCGGTTTCCCACTGGACACTTCCGGTGCGTCGAGGGTCGTCTTTCCTGACAATGTGCAGCTCGGTGTCTACACGGCGGCACTATCGAACGATGTTCTGTTCACGCTCGATACCACCAACTACAACTCCATCATCTTGGAAGTTCAGCAGTTGAACTCGGGTTCTCTGCGCGTAGAAACATCCGTCGACGGCGTGAACCGCTGGACCTCTCTACCGGGCTACGATCTAGATCAGGTCAGTAACCCTGGCTGGAACTCGCTGATTGTATCGACCACCAAGTTCCGTGTCCCTGTCGGGTCCCGCTTTATGCGTGTGCGTAAGGTCGGTGATGGGTCCACGCAAGTCCAAGTGTCGGGGACACAATTGGCCGTTCCGCCATCGGTCGTTCCGGGCGGGTCGCTGTCGTATACCGAGAGCACGGCGCTCCTTGCCGCCGCTGCGACTTTCACTGGCACCAAGCGCTCCAATGGTGGCCAGCAAGGCGCGATCGGGTCACGTTTCAAGACGTTTGAGGCGGAAGCGATTGCTAGTCATGATGGCACGCTGATCATCGAAAAGTCAGTCGATGGCGGCACGGTATGGTTTTCTGTCGGCAGCATCGCTGTTACTGCCAGCACAGCCACCAGGTTGAGCGTTCCCGTGTTTGCTCCGGACTACCGGGCAAAATACACCAATGGCAGCACGCTCCAAACTTCGTTCCTGCTGACATCAGCCTATAGGGCCTGAGCCATGTTCTATGGGTCAACCATGGTCCGTATACCCGATGATTTCTTCGGGTTGCACATCAACAAGGTCGCGACCAGCCAGCCCATCGACTTTCAGACGCCCTGGTGCGAGCTAGGGCAGGCTTGGCATCGCATTTGGGACAACTACACCACCTGGAAGCTCATCAACACCGCCAACGGCGTTTACAATTGGTCCCGGCTGGACGATGTGGTCAACATCGTGGAGAGCCACGGCAAGAAGATGGTGATGGGCATTGGCTCAGCGCCAGACTGGGCTACCGGTGCGAGCACGGGCGGTAGCCAGTATAGTCCCTATGTGCCAAGTGACGCTGCGTGGATTACGTGGGTAACTGCCGTCGCTACCCGTTTTCAGGGTCGCATTCATGCCTATGAGTTGTGGAATGAGCCGAGCGCGGGCACGTTCTGGAACGGGACGCCTGAGCAGCTTGTTCACCTGTGTTCCCTAGCATACCCGATCATCAAGAGCATCGATCCGGATGCGATAGTGGTGTCACCCTGCTGCCCTGGCATCTTGTCGGTGCCGTGGTTTGCCAACCTGATCAAAGCGGGGATGGCCAACTATTGCGACGTGGTTGCCTTTCACGCCTACTGTGGTTCCAACCCGCCTGAATATCTCGCCCATTTAGCCGAATGCTATTTGGGCGTCTTGGCCGTGGCGGGCGTCACCAAGCCGCTTTGGGACAGCGAAAGTGGATGGGTTGACTATGTGAACCAGGCTGGGACGCTTGTTGCAACCCACACAGCTTCGGATGCGATGACCGATCAGCAGGGTTCTGCATACGTCTCGCGGCAACTGCTGTTGACCGCAAGCTATGGTCTCGCCAAGTCGTTTCACTATACGGCAGATGGCCAGGCAGCTGGCACATACCTGATGAAGCCAACTCTGCTGGACTATGCCACTCGCTCGATCAAGCAGCCAGCGGCATACGCCTTTAGCTATCTCGCAGGGCTCCTACCAGGTGGACGTATTGGCAAGGTGCAATACAACGGCAGCTATTACGCAATGAAGGGTCAAACTGGGTTGGGTGAGAGCTTTGCCGCCCTTTGGTGTCGCGACTGGAAAATCACGAGCGTAAGTGCGGCGGCGTTCCATGCTAAGCGAGCGACTGACTGTAGAGGCAATGTGGTGAGCATTGCCGGTGACACAGTAGCTTTGTCTATGGAGCCGGTGTTCCTCTTTAGCTAACCCCCACGCCCCAACTTCATCTGAGGGGGCGCCTCACAACGCTCCCCCCCCCCGACTAACAGGGCGCCTGCCGTCGAGGGCGGTCGCAGCAGGCGCCCACCTCGGGCTCGAACCAGAGGCGGCGCAGACTAGATAATTCCACCCGGCCAGTCAGCCGGGTTTTTCTTTCCCCCATCCAATAGGTGAACCATGGACGCGGCGTTCTTTGACGCAGTGCGATCGTCTCTGTTTGGCGGTTCGCTCTCACAGCACGAGGTCAGCATGCTGCAGACCATCGACCAGGCGTGGGAGCAATACGGCGACGGTGACCCGCGCAAGCTGGCCTACATCCTGGGCACTGCGCACCATGAGACGGGCAAGTTCCGGTGGCTGCGCGAAATCTGGGGGCCAACCCCGGCGCAGAAGCGATACGAGGGCAGGGCGGATCTTGGGAACTCGGTTGCCGGCGACGGCAAGAAGTTCATGGGCCGGGGCTTCGTCCACATCACCGGCCGGCGCAACTATACCGATTGGGCACGGCGGCTCGGGCTCGACCTTATCAAGGAGCCGCAGCTTGCCGAGCAGCCCGCAGTAGCGGCCCGGATCATCGTGCAGGGCATGATGCTCGGCACCTTCACTGGCAAGAAGCTGGGCGACTACTTCGCCGACAACGCCGACTGGAAAGGCGCGCGGGCCATCGTCAACGGCACCGACAAGGCCGACCAGATCTCCAGCTATTCGCTCAAGTACCACGCCGGCCTGACTGCGGTTGGGGCGTCCAAGCCCAAGCCGGCGCCTGCGTCTCCCAAGCCATACACACCCACCACACACTCGACCCCAGCCCGCGGCAAGACACCCGCCTGGCTCAAGGTCGCCTTCGCAATTCTCATTCTCGGCGCCCTTGCTGGCGCTGTCTTCTGGAAAGGTTTCTGATGTTCACCACTATCGCAGTGGCGGTTGGCCAAAATGTTGTCTTCGGATGGCTGTGGCGCCGCGCCCAGGAAATCAGCTCCCTCAGCGCCGTCCTCGTCCCCATCTACCTCGCTATGCCGCCTGCCATGCAAGAGGACGTGCGGGCCATCTTCACGGGGCAGGGTGGCGGGCTGACCATCTCTGCGGCCCTCGGTATCGCCTGGTATCTCTGGACCCAGTTCCAGTCCTGGAAGGCCACGGTTCGTCCGCAGGTTGTCACTACCGACGGCGAGAAGATTGCTCTACCGCAGCGGAGCGTTGCCACCTCGCAGGTTGAGGCGATCGCCAAGTCGGCGCCCACGCCACGCAAGACACTGCTCGAGCTCTTCTTGGGCAAATAGCAAAACGGCCGATGAGCAGGGCAGCAACCCCAAACACCGGCCTACCACCACCCAGTCGGATAAGGACCGGACGATGGCTGACCACGACTATGCCGACCACCCATTAACGGCTGTTTAAGCGGCATGGATCGGGGCGAAGCAGTGAACAAAGAACTAGACCCAGAAGCCGAGCGGCGTCTCCTGACCCGGCTCGCAGAAGCTCTCGGCGAAGAAAAGCCGGATGAGGTGGTGGTCTTCACGCGAGACGAAGCCGAGGTTCTACAGGAATGGGCAAAATTCATGATGGCGTGGAAAACCCTCGGAAAGTGGGGCGCGAGTCTCCGCCAGGTTATCCTCTTCTTTGGTGGGGCGTTGGCTTTCTTGGCCGCCCTAAGGCTGGGCATGCTCGACTGGCTCGGCCTCGGGGGTATAACAAAATGAGGCGCACCATCATATCGGCATTGGTCGGGGGTGTGCTTGCGGCGGGCGTTATGACCGCCATGGATGCCTACGAGAACATTCGGAAAGCAGCGCGCTTTGCGGAAATGCAGGAGCAGGCACCGAGCGACTGGCTGGAATTGAGCCGGATTGACGTGAAGGGTGCAACTGTCCCCGAAGAGCCCACGCTGCGTTTCGTCGGCACCCCGGCAATGGACATGCTCATCCGAGTCGCGGTGTCACCACGCGAGGCTAACACCGGGGATGTGGTTTGCTCGGGAGGCGGGCGAACCATCCTGTACGAAGGCGGCGTTCCAGTTACCGTGGATTCGCGGCTATCAACGCTAGCTGGGCTGGACTCTTGCGCCTTCCCGGTCGGGCGGTATCGCGTCCGCCTCAGCTTCCTGATGACCGAGCCGCAGTCGCAGATTACCAAAACCCTGCTAGTGGAAACGGACGACCTTGAGGTTATTGCCGCTCCACAGTCCGAACCTGACCCCGGAGTCGGTGCTGATCAAGCCCTAAAATGACGCATAAATGCGAATATATACGTTGAGTTGCCGCGCAAGCCGCGCATAATATGCGGCATGATTACAGAACAAGCTTACCATTACTGACCTGTTGCCCCATCAGCCCTCGCGGGTTGGTGGGGCTTTTTCGTTTTTGCGCACGGCGCAGGGGAGAGACGGATGAAGCTGGAGAATTTGGAAGAGGTCAAGAAACTGCATCGCGGCCTAGACGACTGCGACTTCCACTTGGCGACGCTCAAGGAGGGGCCGGGATCAATCTCGATCCACAGCCGCAGGGGCGGCATCGTTACGGAGTACGGGGATCGCACGCGGTACGTGAGCGAAGCCTTCATTTCGGAAACGCACGCCTCCTTGGTTCGCGAGGTCACCAAGAAGCGCGCCGAGTTTGTCGCTGGCCTTCTGGCGCTCGGTGTCGAAGTGGAGTCCAAGCAATGACCCGCCTCGTAGAAGCAATGACCATCCTCGCCGGGCTGGTGTTCACCTTCAGTCTTGGTTTGCTCTTTCTGGCGTGGATCACGGTGCTCCCCACCGTCGGGCTGTTGTGGTCCGTGGGTGTGCTGCGATGACCTTCACCACCGACACCCCACACGGCCACAACGGTGGCCCGCCCATCATCGACCCGACGGACGCCTTCAAGAAGATCGACGACCTCTACGAGGAGGCCAAGAACTTCGCGGATGGCGAGCCAATCAACAGCCCCGAAATGGCCGAGGCTATCACCGCTCTGTTCGAGGGGCTGCACGAAGCCGGCAAGGAAGCCGAGGAGCTGCGCGTCGCCGAGAAGCGCCCATTGGACAAAGCCATCGACGCAATTCAGCGCGTCTATAATCCCTATGTGCAGCCCAAGCGCGGCAAGGTCGCCTTGGGCAAAGAAGCGCTCGGCGCACTCCTCACCGCATGGCGCACGGAACAGGCCCGCCTCAAGGAGGAAGCCGCCCGCAAGGCGCGCGAGGAGGCCGACGCACTTACAGCCTCAGCCCAGCAAAAAATGCGCGCCAGCAGTGGCAATCTCGCCGAGCGGGAAGAAGCCGAAGATACCCTCGCGCTTGCCAAAGAGGCCGACCGGTTCGCGCGCCGCACTGAGCGAGCAGCAACCACAGGCACGGGCCTCCGCACGGTCTGGCTGACCACGCTGGTGGATGGCGAGGCGGCGCTGTCATGGGCTTACGAGCAGGCGCCGGAGCGGTTCACGGCACTGGTTCAGCAAATGGCGGAGGAAGCCGTCAGGTCGGGTGCGCGCAGCGTGCCTGGGTTCAAGGTTGAGGAAGGCAAGAAGGCAGCATGAGCAGACCAGAGGATATTCCGCAGGACGTTTGGGAGGCGGCTGAGAAGGCGCTGATGCAGGCCAACATCAAGGCTCACATGCTGGCAGAACCGACCGACCCGCTCGAGTGCATCTCCCGCGCCATCATTGCTGCGAAGGAAGAAGAGCGCGAGGCGTGTGCCCAACTCGCTTGGGATATAGCCGAAGGGCGGATGCGCCAAAAGGGCGAAGCTGTGGCCGTGGGAAAGAAGCGAGAGGCCCGCGACTTCGAGACTATGGCCATCTCCGCGAATGATGTCCGCTTTCATATCCTGAAGCGTGGGGAGGAATAGCATGACGAAACCAGATTGGTGCACACAGGATGTGTGGGAGGCGACAGCAAGCGTCCCTGGCGTGGGCGGCGGCCATGAGATGCAGGGATACATCCAGTCAGTCAGGGAGGGGGCTTCTCGCGCCATCCTCGCAGAGCGTGAGCGTTGCCTGATGATCGCACGGATGGTGCCGACCGCTGCTCGAGGTAGGGCGATGCAGACAGACAGGGATAGGCAATGGGTGGAGTTAATGGAAGGCGTCGCCGTGGGCATCGAGGCGGGCATCACCCCATGACCTACACCCCAGAACAAATCGCCGAAGCCTTCGCCGCCAACGACAACAACCAGTCCCGCACCGCCCTTGCCATCGGCTGCTCTCGAGAGACGGTGCAGCGGCTGCTACGGCAGGCCAGCGAGCGGGGGCTGTTGGGTCCGAAGGAGACCATGCCTGGGTACGCCATTACCCAAATCACGGACACCCCTAATGGCCAGTTCGTGCAACAGCGCAAGGAACATGGCGAGGAGTGGAAGCCGACTGATGGACTGTCCATCAAGGGCAAGACCAGCCTGATCGACGCCGAGGGACGCATCATCACGCAGCATGTGATGGAGCGGACTGAACACAAGGGCGCCGACCCGCTAGCTGTCATGGAAGCGCTGAAGCGGGCCATGGACGGCTATGGCGCAGCTGCGCCGATTGCACCACCAGCAACTCCCGCTGCCAACCTGCTAACGCTCACGCCCCTGGCCGACTGGCATGTGGGCCTCCGTGCGTGGTCGGGCGACACCGGCATGAATTGGGATTTGTCGATCGCCGAGGACGTGATCGGGCAGGGCATCGAAGAGGTGGTGCGGCGCTCCCCGCCATCCGAGCGAGCCATCGTGTTGGGTGGCGGGGACCTGCTCCACTCGGACAGCAACGAGAACAAGACCGCCCGATCCGGCAATGTGCTCGATGTCGACGGCAGGTACGATAAATGCCTTGAGGTAGCGGGCCGGCTGGTGGTCAAGACGGTCGATGCACACCTGCGCCACCACGGCCATGTGACCGTTCGCATTCTCAAGGGCAACCACGACGAGCACTCAAGCGTCGCCATCGGCTACTTCCTCAAGGGCTGGTATCGCAACGAGCCGCGCGTCACAGTCGATACAGACGCAAGCCTGTTCTTCTGGCACCGCTTCGGCAAGGTGATGATCGGCGCCACGCATGGGCACGCCGCGAAGATCGAAGCCATGCCGTCCATAATGGCTCACCGTCGGGCAGCCGACTGGGGCGAGACGTCATTCCGCTACATCCACGGATTCCACCTGCACCACCGGGCCAAGTTTGCGACCGAGGGGCACGGCTGCATCTCCGAAGTCCACCAGACACCGACGCCGCAAGACGCATGGCACTTTGGCTCCGGGTATCTGTCGGGCCGGTCGATCCAGAGCATCAGCTACCACCAATCGTATGGCGAGGTGAGCCGCGTCACGGCAGCGATGTTGGATGGCGGGCCGCCTGTAGCAGCCAATGACAACGAGCCGGGGAGGGTGGCGGCGTGAACCTAAGCCCGGAAGACATGATGCCGGAGACCGGCAGGGCGTCGCGAGACTTCAACGAGCGGGAGTTCGTCGCCAAACAAATAGCGCGGGCGGATGGAAAGCACTGGGACCGCCTGCCTAGCATCTCCGCCTTGGGGCTGAGGGACAAGTTCCACTACCGGCACATGGCGACCCAGGCGCTCACGGCGAAGCGCATGTGGGACGCCTATCGGCTTTATGCCGACACAGTTGGGAAGACTGAGGAGAAGGCGCAGTGAGCGACATCTCAGACTACACAATCGAAGTGGTGCGCCTGGTGCTCGACAATGAGCACGGCAGGAGCATCACAGTGCAGCGAGACCGCGACGGATTGGGCCTGCTGGAACTAGACGGCGGCGACGAGTACGGCAGGCTGATCCTGCCTCCGCAGATGGCGGTTCATCTTGCCGATGCGATCCGTAGGGCAGCCGTTGAAATGGGGGCCGCGGCGTGATGGTCAGCTACGAATATGACGGCCACAAGATGATGCCCAGCGAGCAATTCGCAGCGTTATCGCACCCCCGCATTGGCGACTGGATGCAGCTGGTGGACGGCACGGCCTTCTGGCCGCTAGACCCGCGTGCAAGCGAGGTGTCGATCGAGGCTATCGCCCACGCGCTCGGGATGATGGTTCGCTATAGCGGCCACGTCCACACATTCTATTCGACTGGCGAGCACTCGGTCCACATGACCCGGTGGGTGCGCGGGCAGGGTGGCTCTACCGATGAGCAGTTGTGGGCGTTGGTGCACGACGCGCCGGAGAGCAAGGGGTTAGCCGACATCATCCGTCCGGTGAAGCCCTTCTTCGTTGGGTACAAAGCACTGGAGTCCGCGGTCATGTCGGCGGTGTGCGAGCGCTTCGGCTTGCCTCGCCAGATGCCGGACATCGTGAAGGAAGCAGACAACCGCATCCTCAACGACGAGAAGGCGCAGGCCATGGGTCCGGCGCCCCTTCCATGGGCATTGCCCGACACCCGGCCATTGGGCGTCACCCTGCAGTTCTGGACGCCCGAGCAGGCCAAGGCGGAGTTCCTGGATGAGTTTTGGAAGATCGCTGAAACGAGGAGAGTTTGATGGAAAGCAAAAGCAGCAGCCACCCTCAAGGGGTGCGGCCCGCACACGCGGAGATACGTCGACCGCAAACATTCGAAGAGCTTCAGCCGCGCCACCACGCGAACGACAACCCGACGCCATCAACCAACCCCAAGCGGGCGTTCGGCGTTCGCAAGCCCAGTCCGCAATTTGTACCCCCCATAGCCATCATCGAGGAATCGGTGGTCATGGCGTTAGGTGCAGCCAAGTACGGCGCCTACAACTGGCAGGACGACCCCGTGGACGCTACTACTTACTATAGCGCAGCCATGCGCCACCTAATGTCTTGGTTTGCCGGCGAGGATAAAGACCCGGAGAGTGGCGCGTCACACCTGGCGCATGTACGGGCCTGCATGGCGATCTTGCTGGATGCGCAAGCAAGCAGCAAGCTAGTGGACGACCGCCCGAAGTGCGCCAGCACATCAGAGGCGATATCGAGGCTGTCCAAGGCAGCCTAACCTGCACGCCCTTCCACCACCACCACAACGCCCGCCTCACCAGCGGGCGTTTTCCATTGCCCCAGCCCCGTCAGGGTTTTCCACAGATCACGACGCCGTTACTGCAGTGGCAAAATATAGAGTCGCAGCAGCTACTTGCGCTTAACCAGACTTTAACCGGTCAATATTCGTGGTTGAAAAGAAGAGGTGCGTTCTTCAAGCTCCAGCTGTGGGGCTACACATGACTGGTTGAGGTAATGCCGGACGATGCTACTAGGTTGCTAAGGGTGCTTATTGAGAGCGTGCACGTTCTGCGGATAAACGGGTGCGCCGCTATGGTGGAGATACCGGCTATACTACTGGAGTTTATGATAGAATGGGAAGCGCATAACGAGGACTGCGAGGCCTCGGAAGAGTACGGGGACTCCGAAGAGTTCGAGAGCCAGTACGCGGCTTAGCCGCACCGACCACGGCCTTCGGGCCTTCCGGCACAGCGCGTGTGACGTCCGCCGGCGCACGCAAACTCCGCGCGCTAAAGAAGAAACCCCCGACCGATGGGCGGGGGTGTGGTTGGGGCTAGGCTACTTGGGCGAAGCGCTCAATGCTGCGCTTAAATCTTTCCAGCCGCTTCTCTCGCTCGACGCGCTCGCGCTCCATCTGCACACCGTAGGATATGGCGAGCGTCAGCAATTCGCGCTGATGGTGCGAAGAATCATCAGGGATGATCGTTTCCGCCATGGCGATGATGTCGGGCGGTATATTGTCGCTCTGCATGCTCACTTCTCCACCCGCCTAACCAATCCAGCATCATAAAGCCGGTGCGCCACAGCCATCGGCACCTGGCCCGGCTCGTTGCCAGCCACCCTTGGCGCCTTGCGCACGGCGGCCAGATAGCCGGCGTCAATCTCGTCTTCAACTTCACCACCCGCAGCGGCCTCGATCGTGTCGCCCGGGTATGGCCTGCCCTGGCTGTGCGCCAGCTGGGCGGCGATCCAGTCATCGCTAGGGGGTCGCGTAGGAGCGGCGCGGCGTCGCGCCAGCAGGGCCTTCTGTGCCGCTGTAACGGGCACGTGCAGCTTGGGGTTTAGGCGGCGAAGTGCGGGCTGGGGCTTTGGGATGGGGGTCATGGTCAATTCCCCGGAAGCAGAAGGTAATCTATCGATGGTTTGTCTGGCCTTTTGTTTGCTACCCAACCATCTGGGCGCGGCTCACAAAGGGATACCACCTCGATGTCTTTGGCCACTAGTAAGCAGCTTTCGCTGTACAACCGGTAGGCGACAGGTAGGTTCTGCGGGTATTTCTGCAGATGCTCTATTAGCTCCCTCACGGTCATCACTTCCTCCGGTCTTTTCTCGACTGCGCCGCGTCTTGAGCATAGGCCGTTATCATCCGCTCGGCGAACCGCTCATCCGCGGGAAACTGCACCGCTGCGCCGACGCGAGTGGCGGGCGGTTGGTATTCCGGCCAGAACCCTGGCCCAAGGTCGGGGCGGTACGGCTGCGCCATGATGTTGTGCTGGTGAAGCATCTCATCCTCCTGTGTGGGCACTTTGGCAGCCTAGTCGCGCCAGCCATCCCGGCTTCTTGTCTTCCCTCACCATAACTCACTCCCTCATTTTGCAGTCGCTCGGCTTGTTCCACTCACCCATCTCAGCTCGTATCCCAGGTCATGTTGTCGTCCTCTGCTATGAGCTGACAATATGCAAACAAACGAGTCGGCGCAAGAGAAAACTGCATATATGCGAATATATACTCTGAGCTAGGGCGTTGTGCTTAGCGGCGCCCACCCCCCTCGCGCAGCCGTGGCTTGCCTTCCATCCCGCACACGCGGCACAAAAAGGCATGATCCGCATACACACGATCGGCGACTTCAAGCGTGAGGGATACACGCTGACGGCGTACTGCCTGCATCAGTATGGCGGCATACCCTGCAATCATTCTGCCACCGTGGACCTGGACGCGCTCGAGCAGCGCTTCGGCGCCGACTGGTCGCTCTATGGCGACAACCGGCTAACGCTGATGGCACTCCTGCGTTGTGCTCGGTGCGGTGAGAAGAATATCCAGTTGCAGGTCAGTCCTGGCAATACGGGTCTGGCGGCGCCGCAGGGACTGCAGGCTGGGGCTAAGGGGTAGGGGTAGCCTTTCCCTGCACCCCATGAACCCGTTTATGCAAGCCCGAATAAACAACCAACACAAAGCCGCATAACATACGGGACCATTCGCGTGCACTGCACGGATATTGCACGCCGGGACGTGCAAACGCGTGCTTTTATACGCTTTTATGCGCCGGATGAGGAGCAAGCATGCCGGATGATGTTTACTCAAGTGCTTGATATTGTTGGGAAAAATGGTGCTGCCGGACAGGATTGAACTGTCGGCCTCCCCCTTACCAAGGGAAATCCCCGGAGCAAAAAGCGAAGTTGTTTCCTTTGTACTTACGAGGACTTCGCATTTTGCTGCACCGATTGTGCACATTTAGGCGGATTTGTCCATTTTGGGCTGAGCGGGGCGAGGGAAGAAGGCGAGTTCTGGGAAGATGCTGAGCAACGCATCCATCTCGATACCGTCAATGTCACCCTCATCTTGGGACCAGCGGCGATAAAGATCCCGAGCGACATCGAGTGCTGCATCTAGCTTCGGCCTCGCCTCGGGGGCGTTCTGGTTGGCCGCATTGTGAGCCTTGTTCCACTTGGGTCGCTCTTGGCGGATGGCCAGCCTTTCGGCTGCAAGCGCCTTGGCGCGGGTGGGGAAGGTTTCTAGCGTGACCTTGTTGATCTGGTCCGCCCAGGCTGCGCCCGACATGTGCTGCGACAGCCGGTAGACAGCGGACAATGAGATGCCGACGTAGAGAAGGTTCCCCTCTATGTCCCAATGTCGATAGAGCGATGTCTTTCCGTTCTTCACGCTGCCTCCTGCATGTCGACGGGCTTGCCGCCGCGCCCATAGTTTTCCCACCGCAGCAACTTGCCCTGCCAATAGATAGGGTCGTTCAGCCACTCCGCGTCTCGCCACTCGGGAATGGTGGGCAGCTTGTTGATCGCTTCGATGAGTGGCGCCTGCGGCACGTTGGTATACCGGCGGCTCATGTCGTCTACGGCGTGCCCCAAGATTTGGTCCTTTAAGTATGGGTGCACGCCAGCAATGACGAGCTGGGTCGAAACGGTGTGCCGACCGGTATAGGTGGACACATCTTCGATCGGGTGCGTCGTTATCTTGCCGCCTGCCCTGACTTGTCGCTCATGCTCTGCGCGCAGCCGACCTCGAGCGCCATTGATGGCGTTCTTCATCTGCCCTTTCTTTTCGTCTGTGGTAATTGGATAGGGATTGCCGTGCCGGTTTAGAAAGACTCGCCGTCCGACGCCGTTTCCGCCGCGCTCGACGAGAGCGGTGTACAACGGCACCAGCATCTCGTGCATCGGGATGCCGCGTGGCTCGCCGGTCTTGGAATCAAGAACGACGATCCACCGGCCCTCAATGTCCACCTGGTCGACATCGAGTGCATACGCCTCGATGGGGCGCATGCCGGTATAGAAGAAGTTGGTAAACAGCATTGCGGGTGCCGGCGACATTGCCGACACAAACTGCCAGGCACGCTCATAGCTCACTGGCGATGCGCCGCTACGGGATTGACGCGATCGTCCCGCCCCCGTGCCTTTGACTTGCCTCGGGCGCTCCCAACGGCGCGGAAAAGCCATCTTCCGACTCTCCAGGGAGCAGAAGTTCCACACCGATATGAAGGGCGTGTAGACATTGCGAATTAGCGTGTCGCGAGACGCCCCCGGGCGACATAGCGCCATGGCTGCCTTGTCGAGGTCAGCCTGAGTAATGCTGTTCATCAGGGTGTCGCCGAAGTGCGGAACCAGTCCTGCCACCGTTCCATCCTTGCGCTCCCGGAACAGGTATTGCCTCTCACCGCCAGCCGCGACGTATGCTTCGGCCCCCTCCTTAAAGGTAGTGACTGCCTCTTTGCCGTGTACGCGCTCTGTTAGCTGGCGCGCTTTATATTGGGTGAGGAGGGCTTCTGCGACTTGGCGGTCCGACGTTTTCGTAGATTGGAATACGGATCGCCCGCTGTTGTCGGTGCCACGGATGTACCACCGATCGGAGCCAGGACGCTGGGTGAGATATGGTCCTTTCGACATGTCATCGCCTCATAGAGTTGTTCGATTTGCGCTTGGCTGAACAGTTTGCGATTCCCGTTGAGCGCATAGAACGGGTAGGTCTTAACCAGATCCTGCATCTTGCGACGGCTAACCTTCATAAAGGCAGCCGCTTCTTCCATGGTGTAGATGCCGGGCGGCACGCCCAACACATTATCATTCGCCGCTTTCACCACTTCACCTCCAGTGTGCCACCAAGGGCTTGGATGCAGGAGCCGATCATGTCGATCCTGGGTCGCGCTCCACCCTCCCATGTGCGAAGGGCCGAGCGATCGACGCCCGACTTGTTAGAGAGCTCGGAGCGGCTGACCTGCTTGGCATTGGCTCGAGCGAACAATTGGACCACCACCGGGTCGGCACCTGGCACGACGCGATAGGGCTGGAACTTGGTTTTGGTCATATATCAACGACCTTTCCGCAGGTCTTGCAGGCCAGTAGCCCATCCTCGTCAGGTTCCCAGTCGCACTTGGTACGATCCTCCTCGCATTGATCGAGTAGGACGAAGCGGACATCCTCCGCAGCCAGCCAGCGGTCGAAGCCGTCGTCGGAATGTTCGCTCACTCCACCCCTCCTTTGCCATCCCCGGGGCGAGCAGGTTCCAGCTTTAGGAGCACCAGTGCAGCGTCGATATCTGCTACGGTGAGCCCCTCAGGGACATTGCCGTATCGCTGGCTGACCTGCTGGCTGAGGTTGCCCCACCGGCGCCGCAGTGCTGTTTCTGCGTCCGCATCCGCCTGGGATAGGTACAGCCTCCCCGCTGGGGAATAGTCGCCACCGTCGACTGCGAGCGTCACGACATCACACCGCTCCCTGTTGTCCAGGGTCGCCCATTTGCGCCCGACCTTGACCACCTCGACATATTCAGGCAACGCCCGCTGGCGTGCCGGCACCCACCAAAGCTTCTGGCCCACCTCCACCTTGCTCATCGCGCGACCTCCGAGCCATTACCGCTATCCTTGAGGGTGGCGATTGAGCGGCGAAAATCTCCGTGCGTCAGGTGAAAGAACAGCAGGATGTGATCAGCATAGTCGGGGTAATCGCGCTCCACCTGCTCGCCCAGCTTCGCGAATGGCCTCAACGCCACCTCCAGTTCCTTGATGCGCTCCTGTAGGGCGGTGATGGTGGTGGCGGCTTCCCTCATGGCATCATCAGCCCCGCCAATGTCCCAATGACGGATCGGGGCGTCGTGTTTCGCCCACCGGACTTCATACTCCTGAACCCCGCGCTGCAACCGCTCCACCACGTCTTCCTTCTGCTCATCAGTGCTCATTGGGAGGCTCCCTTGGTGAAGTGGATGGACCAGCACGGGTAGCCATTGCTGACGTTGCACCACTCGACCGCGCCGGTGAAGGTGTGACCCTCGCCGTAGTAGGCCGTGACGAACCGCTGAAAGTCGGCTCGGGTCATCTGATCCCACCGGCAGGAACGACCGACTGCTGCAATCGCAGCCTTGAACTTGTCCTGATCCCAGAGGGGATATCGGTCGGTGTAGTCTGCGCCGCACCCCTCGATGGACTTCGGATCGCCATGGATGAAGAACGGGCTGTAGCTGTAGGGTGCGTCCCACTTATCCTTGGTCTGGCGCGGGTCGTACCAGATGCCATTCCCATGAGGGCAGCGTTCTGCGTAATCACCCTTGGATGAGGCGAAAAACATCTGCCCATTGGCGTCTACAAATGCGCGTTCCATGCCCCACGCGATCCTCTTCTCAGTGCTCATTGGGAGGCTCCGGGGTTGGAGAGGGCGGCGAGGAGGGCGTCTTCAAATTCCTCGCGGGGGCGCACCCATAGTGAGCCATCGGCAATGCTGCGATAGATGGCGACCTCGCGCATATCCACTGACTTCCCTACCTCGGCCCCGTCTTCCAGCACCTGCTCGCCTGATAGGTCACGCCAATCCTCGGCCTGCATCTTGCCCATGCCGAGCAGCACGTATTCACTGCCGCGCTTGACGTGCCGGTGGGTCGGGCCGCTCACCACGGCAGATTGGGTCGCTGCTGGTGAGGGTGGGGAGGCGGATAGAATGGCTTCCCGAACGTCGATTGCGCCCGTCGCCTCGTCTTCCCAGCCTTTCTCGCGAGCAGCCGTCTCCACTTTGTCCACCACGCCAAGGCAGAACTGCACGCCTCGCTGGAAGTCATCACCCACCACCTCACCACCGGCTTGCCCTGTCGCTGTGAGGGGTTCGGCAGCGATCAACCGCTCGGTGACACTTACGAGGGTGGCCACGCTCTCACCGAAAGACACTTCGTTCTTGATGCTGCCCGCCAGTCCATCGCCGCTCTCCAGCCAATCCTTGAGTTCCGCAAGGGATGTATGGACTACGTGCGCGTGCCAGCCAGCTATCACCCCCACTGCGGGATGATCTGCGGCGCGGAGGGCGAGCAGTTCGGTGAGGACCGATAGCTCCTGTCGGAGTTGTTCTCGGGACGGCCCGCACCAATCTCTGCGATGATCGTCCCGCACGGCGTGTTTGTACTGCCGCTCAGCGTGAGCGATCATTTTATGCAACCGTTCCTCGCTCACGCGCTCGGCATTTTCTTCATTCATGGCTGGAGTCCTTGAGGGAGGTGTTGCCGTACCCGTGCTCGGTCCAGAGCTTGGCGCCCTCTGTCGAACCGATTGTGTGGACAGGAATCCATCCCGCCACGAGGGCAAAATTGGAATGTGATGGGCATAGCGGGGCTCCGAACGCCACCTTCCCGTTCCCGTCCTTGTGGGGCACAGTTGCAATATGGGTGGCCGGGTTCGGTTCGGGGCAGGAGAAGCAGTTCCTTACGTCACTCATCACTCACCTGCCTTTGGCTCGGTGCGGCCTTCGGCGCGGGAGATGGCGGCAAGACACAAGTTCCGAGTCGCTTGTGTGAAGCCGCGCTGCTCCAACAGCTTCAGGCAGTTCAGCAGATCAGGAGCGGCGGCGATTAGGCGAGCGTCTGCATCGGAAACTTCTATGTCGGCACCTCTGTCGTACTCAAAAGTAGCCACCATGACTGCATCGCCGTTCCGTTCTTGGAACAGGCCGTCATCTATCCACTCCCAAGGCCCCGGCGTATGCGCTGCGGTTTGTTCAGGATGGTTCACAGCACCACCCCCATCACCACGCCGACGTCGCCGGTCAGGAGCCAGGCGGGCACAATCATCACCACGCACACCACCCAAGCGCAGGTGGTGGGCCGCTGGTGCATGATCTCAAGGGCGGAGGGGCGCCGCTTCACCCACTTCTTGGGCTTGCTATGCGGCTTGGCTTTGTAGTCGGGGCGCCGGATCGGCTCGGCGCTGCCCTGATGTGGAAGACTCGATGCGTACATGGAATATCTCCTCGCTGCTGAGGAGAATAATCACGTATATTATGCAGAGAGTCAACGGTAAATATGCAGAATTATGCGTCTATCGTTTGGTGAAGGTCAGCGCCGCCATTACCACGCCGGTGATGTGCACCTGCTCAATGTCGTCGGGCTTCTCGCCAAGGTAGTCGATCGGTGCCTGGTGCTCCGGATCGTCCGAGCGTGGCCACAGCCACTGTCGGCCTTTGGCATCGACCTCGTATTGCTTGAGCGTCGATTCGGTGAGGCCGTGTTTGTCCCGGCGCATCACCACCACGAAGTCGCCATCTCGAGGATGGCCGGGCAGGGCATGGACCGGCGCAGCGAACACGACCGAGCCATCTGGGTAGACCTTATTGACGGACGGCCCATCGACTCGGAAGCCCTGCAGCGGCAGGCCGACTAGATCATCGGGAAGCACGACAGGAACGTCGTACTGGTCGCCATAGGGCCACTCGACGGCTTCCTTGAAGTTGCCTGCCGCCAGGCTGCCGATGACGCGCACCTTGATTGACGGCTCCGTCTCGTCGGGAGCCATCATCTGCTCGATGCTGACACTGAGCTCTTGGCACAGTCGCAGCATATTGTCGGGCGACGGCATGAGTTTGCCAGCCTCCCATCGGGAGTATGTGCCCTGCTCCACCTCCAGCTTGGCTGCGAGTTGCTTCTGCGTGAGTCCTTTGTTCAGCCGGTACGCCTTTAAGCGCTGCGGGAACTTCTTCATCGTCGTCTTTGCCATGGTTCTGCGCCCCATAATCGGTTGTTGTTGCGGCCTCCGATATGCGGTTTGGCGTGGGGGCGCAACCCTATCCCGGAATAAATGCGCTTTTATTCTTGCAATGTCAAAACGACTCTGCGCATAATCTCGCATATTCGGAGCCATGAGGCGGAGGAAATATGCAGAATGTGATATCCAGTTGTGGGCGTCGGTCTCTGGACGACGAAGAGAAGGTTGAGGTTCGCTGTGGGCTCCAGATCGTGGGGCGCGTGACACGGACTGTCCTGGTCGAACTGCCACGCTCGGTGGCGCAGCGCTACGGCGCAGGGGAGGTGTGAAGAGAATGGCAATCAAGATTGAAGAAGGCAAGTACTACCGCACGCGGGATGGCCGGAAGGTTGGGCCGATGTCTGTGTGGGGGAAATATACCGACAAAGATGGTGCTCCGCTTTACGATTGCGAGGACAGAAAGTTTTCTGGCACCTACTGGAGCAGCAGCGGCTCCAACGGCGAGCCCAGCGTAGCAAATAGTCCTGAGCTAGACCTCACCGCCGAATGGACTGACGGCCCCGTTCGCACCGTAACCCGAACGGAGATTGTACCGGGCACTTATGGCGTGCTGAGCGTTGGCACTGTCGGCGCCAGTGGCGCCCGCATTCCGATCAACTTCGGCTCAAGCGCGGGCGGCGAGCGATTCTATGACGCCTCCGAACTCCGCGCCGCCGCCACCACGTTCATCGAACTGGCCGACGCCCTCGACGAGGTGCCCGCATGAGCGCCCACCGCCACCACGCTGCCGGCCTAGCCACCGTGGGGGTCTTCGCTTGACCCCGATTCAGACAGCCGCAACCAACACGCTTCTGGTGATGCCGCCAGACGCAGATCGATACGACGACCGCGACCTGCCTGTGCGGGTCAGCAACGAAACGACCTACTCCTATTGGCGCCCCTCACCGGTCGAGATCCTGCACATCCTGCGCGGTCGCCCCATTCGTTTGGGCGTCGTGGGGCGGGGTCATCCATCAGTGAGCTTGGATACGGAGGAGTAGAGAGATGAAAACGAAAGTGAAAGTACAGGTAGGCGCGTTTGGTGCGCTCGTGGCGTTTGGTCTGTTCTTCGGCAGCATTGCTGCGTGGTTCACCCACATCTTGGTGTGCCTGCAGACCGGCAACTGGGGCTTCCTGATCGCTGGCGCGATCTTCTTCCCCATCGCCATCGTGCATGGTGTCGGCTCTTGGTTTGGAGCGTTCTGATATGGCACTATCCTGGGATAGCCTGCGGTCCACCAGGGACAACAACCCACCCATTTGCACCTTCTACGCAGGTGCAAAGAACGGCAAGACGACGCTCGCCAGCGAGTTTCCGTCCCCCTATTACTGCCGCACCGGCGAAGGCGAGAACGCCCCTCGCGGCGTGGATATGGTCAGCTTTGGCGTGTCCGAAAGCTACACCGACGTCACCGATCAGATGGACTGGATGCTCGATGCCGAGCACGACTGCAAGACCTTCGTGGTGGACAGCCTAGATGGCCTCGAGCAGCTGATCCGCGCCCATGTCTGCGCCATCAACGGCTGGCCTGACATCGAAAGTCCGGGATTCGGGAAAGGGTACAGCGCCGAGCTCGCCATCTGGCATGAGTTCGTGCGCAAGTGCCTCAAGCTCAAGGCCGGCGGCTTCTATGTGGTGCTGATTGCCCACGTCAAATCAAAGACAGTGCCGGGCGTCACCACCGACTCTTACCCCCGGTGGATGCCGAACCTGCGTGACGACGCCATTGGTGCGATCGTCGACGCCTCTGACCTGATCGGGTTCCTGCACCAGCGGGTGTCGATCCAGAAGGAGGAGGTTGGCTTCAAGAAGGTCAACAAGCGCGGCGCCGGTGGCGGCGAGATCCTGATCGCAGTTCAGGAGCGGCCCGGGTTCATTGCGGGCAATCGCCTCAAGATTCCGAAGGACACGCTGCCGTTCAAGGAAGGGCAGGGCTTCAAGGTGCTCTCGCAGTACTTCCCCGATGCTGGCCCGCCAGTAGAGGACGAAGAGCCCAACGAGCAGCCGGAGGAATAGACCGCCCCAAGCGGGGCACAAGCACGCCTAGAGATATGCGAAACGGAATATTCAGGCCCTGAGGGGCGAGGAGAATATGTGAATGGGAAAGTTCAAGGCGGGTGACCGCGTGAAGATTTTGGCGGGGCATCCTTATTATGCCGGCCGCGACGACATCGGCGATGAAATGACCGGGACCGTGGTTGGCGCGGACGGCAAGACACGCAGCTATCGAGCCAAGTACCTGGTCGCCGTTGATGGCGGAGTTGCCGACACCTACGCCTTCAAAGGCCGCGAGCTCGAGCCACTCCCCACCGAAGTTGTTGCTGACGCAACAACCTGGGTGCCGAAGGTCGGCGACCGGGTCAACTGGACCCGCGTTCGCGGCGAGTTCGATGGCTCCGTGATCGAGTCCACGGACGCGTTTCCGTTTGACTTTGTTCTGCGGGCGACCAGCGGGAGCGACACATTGGCCTATGCCCGCGAACTAGAACCGGCGCCCCTCACCATCGAGGCCGGCAAGTTCTACCGCACCCGCGACGGGCGCAAGGTGGGGCCTGTTGTTGAGGCGCAGGGGGCAGGCGAGCCTTGGCCAACGAAGACTGCCGATGGGAAGCTTTGGTTCCGCGCCAATGGGCACTCATGCCCCGGCGTTGCAGCTGACCACCGCGACCAAGACGACCTCGTTGCCGAGTGGGCCGACGAGCCTGCGGTTGCTCCCGCAACAGCCGCAAAGGCTTGGGCCATCACCGACGCAAAACCAGGCGAACGGGTGCTCTGCGTTAGCTGGTCTGGGAAGTTGTTCACTTCGGGCAAGACTTACGCCGTAGCTGGTGACGGCAAGATCGTCGACAACGAGGGCGTGACGCGCCACAGCGGCGGTTTGCTCGGCGAGTGGAGGCTCGCCACCAAGTTCCAGCCCGGCGACCGCGTCATCGCCAAGGACGGCAGCGCGTGGAGCTTCGCCGAGGGCAAGACCTACACGGTGATCACCAACGAGGACGGCTTTGTCACCGCGCTTAATGACAACGGCGTGTCCGATCGTTGGGGCGAGCAGCATTTCGAGTTGGCGCCACCAGCGGTCAGCACCGAAGCGCCAGCCAACGACAACAAACTGACTGTTGGCAACAAGGTCGTTCTCACCGCGCCAGCACGCATCACCGGCTTCGACAAGCAGAACGCCATGGTGGTGCTCGAAACCGGCGGCTCGTTCGTCCTGCCGATCGCCTCCCTGCAGTCAGCCTAACCCCACCACCAACCACCCAGTTTTTAGCTGTTGCGCCGCAACAGCGCATTTGAGGAGCCTTTCATGGCCAAGTTTGGATTTAAGTACGAAGTCGAGACGGAGAACGTCGAGAACCAAGGTGGAGACTTCGGGCTCATGCCCGAGATGTACGCCGTCCTCGAGGTGACAGCCTGCGAGCTCGACACCCAAGGCGATGACCCTGAGGATCCCGATTACGTCGAGGCAAAGCTCGTCATCGACGTAATCGAGCCTGAGGAGTTCAAGGGGCGCAAGATGTGGGCTTACTGGCCCATCCGCGACAATATTCGGGGACAGGACAACAAGCGGTTCTTCAAGTACGGCAAGCCCAATTTCGACCGCCTCACCAAGGCTGTCGGCATTGATGGCGACCCGGAAGATACTGACGACCTGCTGTTCAAGCAGTTCGTTGCCAAGGTTGGCGTCAACGTCGGCGGCCCAGATGGCAAGGGCGGCACGTACAAGGACAAGAACGAGATCAAGAAGTTCTTCTTCCCGAACGAGCCGGACAAGTACCCCGAGATTGGCGTGATCGCCGGCGGAGTCACTGCCCGACCAGCCACCCCCGCCAATGACAACCGCGCTGCCGCCAACACCAACTCCCGCCCGGCACCCGCTGCGGCGGCCGCCGGCTCCAAGCCCTGGTCCAAAGCCAAGGCCGGTTGATGGACTGGGCCACAGCCTACGCCGTTAGCGGCTGCGTCGCGATCATAGTGGCCGTCGCCGCCGTGCTGATCGCTATCCGGTTCTGGCACCACTAGCACCCCTGCGGGGCGTTCGCGCCCCGCTCCCCCATTCAGAGGAGAAACCCATGGCGCTACGCCTGGAGCGTGCCGACCTCGTTGCGGCCCTGACCGCGACGGCCCGTGTGGTCGAGTCGAGGAATACCTACCCAATTCTGGCCAATGTCCTGCTGTCCGTAGCCGACGGACGGCTCACGGTGCGCAGCACCGACCTCGACATCGAGATCACCACCTCGGTGCCCGCCGAGGGCGACCTGCCCACCACGACTGCACCCGCCAAGACGCTGCTCGACATCGCCAAGAAGTTCCCAGCCGGCGCTGAGGTGACGCTCGACCTTGAGGGAGAGACGCTGACCGTGAAGGCGGGGCGGTCGCGGTTTAAGTTGGGCACGCTGGACGTGAGTGGATTCCCCACGCTGTCCGGGGGAGACTTTGGCGAGCCATTCGAGACCGACCTTGCCAGCCTGTTCGCGCCTGTCGCCTTCGCCATCTCCAATGAAGAGACCAGATTTTACCTAAACGGCATTTACCTGCACACCGTTGCCGGCCGCTTGCGCGCCGTTGCAACCGATGGGCACCGCCTGGCCCGCCATGACGGTTCCGAAGCGCCCGAGTTCACGGGAGTGATTGTGCCCAAGAAGACCGTAGCCATCGTGCCGCCCGGCACTGTGCAGGTGCAGTTGTCCGCCACCAAGATTCGGCTCGTTGCCGGCGACGTGGTGATTGTGTCCAAGCTGATCGAGGGCACGTTCCCAGACTATGATCGTGTTACGCCGAAAAACAACGACAAGGTTCTGGTGGTAGACCGGGCGCAGTTTGCGGCTGCCCTCGATCGCGTTTCCATCGTTGCGAATGATCGGGGCAGCAAAGCCGTGAAGGTCGCTGTGGCGGAGGATCGGCTCGAACTGACCTGCACCAACTCTGAGGGCGGCAGCGCCACCGAAGACGTGTCGGTGGATTCCGAAGTCAACTTCGCCATTGGCTACAACGCCGGCTACTTGGCCGAAATCATCCGCGTGGCCGGCGGCGAGAGGGTCACGTTCAAGTGGAGCGAGGACAACTCCCCATCCCTCATCACGGGCGAGAACGACAACTGGTTGTCCGTCCTTATGCCGATGCGGGTGTCGTGACCATGAGCACCATCAGCATCGAAGTCGACATCGGCGAAGTCTTCTACGAAATCGACGACAAGCAACTACTTGCCGAAGCGAAGCGCCGCAACCTGGACATGCCAGACGAGGCGCACGCGACCGTTCGTGAAGTCATCGACCTGATTAAGGCTGGTGACGCGGAGGAGGCAATCCTGCGGCTCGAGCGCGAGTTCTGGCCAAAGTGGAAGAGCGTGGATGAAAGCCGCTACGCGCTCCGCGCTGCCATGCCAGCCAACGACAACAAGGAGGCGGCGCCCGGCGCCGTCGCCTGATGGTCCCACTGCCCAAACTGACCAGCCCAACGGTGCGCGCCATCTACGCCGCGTATGAGGCCGCCAACGAGTCCTGGGATTCGTGGGGCCTCTCCGTTGGCGAGCTCGGTGCCGAGTGCGACAGGTCGCTGTTCTATACCTTCCGGTGGGCATCGCCCCCGGAAGCGCCAGAGGGGCGCAAGGTTCGTGTTTTTAGACGCGGTGACCTGGAGGAATCCAGGCTCATCGCTGACCTTGAGGCGATCGGCGTTGAGGTGTTCGGGCAGCAAGACCGAATCCGGCTGCTGCATGGACACGTCCGCGGCAAGGCCGACGGGCGGCTCATTGGGCTGCTTGAAGCGCCGAAAACCCAGCATTTGTTCGAGGCAAAATCGAGCAACGCCGCCAACTTCCGGGTGCTGCAGAAGAAGGGCGTCAAGGCAGCGCAACCCAAGCACTACGTCCAGTGCCAGTTGGGGATGCACGCCTTTGGGCTGACCCGTGCGGCCTACGTCGTTACCAACAAGAACGATGAGGACATCTATCTGGAGCGCATTGAGTACGATCTCGAGTTCTGCCTCCGCCTCCTGGCGCGGGCGCAGCGCATCATTGAGGCTCAAGACCCGCCGCCGCGCATCTCGGAGAAACCAGACTTCTTTGGCTGCATGTTCTGCAAGCACAAAATCGTCTGCCACGAGCGCGCCTTGCCTCGGGTGACCTGCCGCTCGTGCCTGCATAGCACCCCAGAGATGATGGGCGACGGGCACTGGAGCTGCAGCCGGTGGTCGAAGCCCATCTCCATCGACGAGCAGCGCGCCGGGTGTGAGGCCCACCTCTACCTGCCTGGCTTCGTGGATGGCGAGCAGGTCGATTACGACGCCGGCGCCGAGACAATCACCTATGCCATGCGCTCTGGCGAGCAGTGGACGGATGGGGCGGGAATGGAGATGCCCGCAATAGCGCCGCAGGCGTAGTCGCAAGCAATAATGAGGTGACAAAAATGGCGTTGCAACTCCGCCCATACCAAGCCGAAGCGGTTGAAGCTGTTTTCAGCTATTGGTCCGAAGAGCCCGGCAACCCCTTGATAGATTTAGCGACGGGGTTAGGCAAGAGCTTGTGCATGGCCGAGATCATCAAGCGCCTGGTGGATGGTTGGCCCGACCTGCGCATCATGGTGGCGACCCACGTCGCGGAATTGATTGAACAGGGATACCTTGAACTCATTGGCGCGTGGCCGTTCGCGCCGGCAGGCATTTATTCGGCCGGCCTTGGTCGCCGCGACGCCCATAGCCAAATCGTCTTTGCGGGCATCCAAACAGTCTGGAACAAGTCGCAGCAGATCGGCCACATCGACGTACTCTTGATCGACGAGGCACACTTGGTTCCCGCTAACAGCGCAACAATGTACGGCAAGTTCATCGCCGCCATGCGCGAGATCAACCCCGACCTCAAGATACTGGGGCTGACCGCCACCCCATTCCGGCTCGACAGTGGGCGCCTCGATGAAGGGGATGACCGCCTGTTTGACCGGGTCGTCTACGAGTACGGCGTCGGCCGGGGCATCGAAGAGGGCTACCTCGCGCCGCTGTCCAACAAGCCGACTGCCACCGGGTTCGACATGACCGGCGTGCATCGGCTGGGTGGCGACTACAAGCAAAGCGAGATGCAGGCCGCCGTCGACAAGGACGAGGTCACCCGCGCCGCGGTCGCCGAGATTGTCGCCAAAGGCCAGGACCGCGGCTCGTGGCTGGCGTTCTGTTCGGGCGTGGAGCATGCGCTTCATGTGCGCGATGAGATCCGTTCGCACGGCATCACCTGCGAAACCATCACGGGTGAGACGCCCAAGGACGAGCGCCGCCGCATCCTCTCGGATTACAAGGACTATAAGATCCGCTGCCTGACCAACAACTCGGTGCTGACCACCGGGTTCAACCACAAGGGCGTGGACCTGCTGGCGTTTTTGCGGCCCACGCTTTCGGCGTCACTCTATATTCAGATGGCGGGCAGGGGAACCCGCCCGATCTATGCGCCGGGTTCTGACCTCTCCACCCAGGAGGGTAGGCTGGCCGGCATTGCGGCCGGGCCGAAGCCGTCATGCTTGGTAATGGACTTCGCCGGCCTTGTGCGCAAGCATGGACCTGTCGATCGTGTCGAGCCGAAGGCGCCGACCAAGGGCTCGGGCGACGCGCCCGTGAAAATGTGTCCGAACCTGGTGGGCGGCGTGCGCTGCGATGAGCTTGTCCACATTTCGGTAATGGTCTGTCCGTGCTGCGACTACGAATTTCCGCCGAACGAAGAGTCCAAGATAACGGCCACGGCTGCGGCCGAACCCATCCTCTCCACCGAGAAGCCGTGGTTCCCGGTGCTGGGGAGAGCGTTTGCGTTCCATCCCGCTAAGGCTGAGGGCAAGCTGCCCACGGTCAAGGCGACCTACGAGGTGGAAGGCCGCAAGGTGAACGAGTGGCTATGCCCCGCCCATGAGGGCTTCCCCAAGGGCAAGGCCGATCGGTACTGGCTTGCGCACGGCGGCAAGCGCCCATTCCCGAAGTCCGTCGACGAGTTCCTGGACCGCGCCGAGGAACTGTCCTGGACCGCCGAGGTGCAGTTGGATTTCGCCAAGAACCCGAAATACCCCGATGTCGTCGCCTACCGCTCCGGCCCAGCCCCAGCACCAGCACCAGCCGCCAACGACAACGCCCCGGCCCGCAAGGGCAACCTCGCCGCCCTCATGCCCCGCAAGGTGGTGTCGAACGGCGATGCGGCTGCGCGCGAAAGGCTGCGGCAGATGGCGGAGGAGTTCGAGGACGACATCCCGTTTTGACGTGAGATATGCTAAAAGGAATATAATGGTTGAAGTGAGCGGGAATATATGCGCATAATGCGATAGGAATCGAGAGCCGAGGAGAATGGCTGAATGACTGAAAGCTTGATGCTTAAGACGTACCAGAACATCTCGCGGGTTAACCGCTTTGGTGGGCGAACGGAGCACGCCATCAAGGGCGAAATCTTCACCCTTAAGGAGGACTGCGCGAACGACTACCACAAAGACCGCCTCCCGGTCGTGCCGGCGGGGACAGAGGTGATTGCCGACTTTGCCGGCGACTTCGGGATGTACGCACTGTGCGAAGTCGATGGCGCAATCCACAAGATCAAGATCGAGCTCCACGACTTGCACAAGGTTGATTTCGGCCCGTTCGATGCTCGGAATGCCGCCGAGGCCCAGCCATGAGCACCATTTCAAGCCGCGCCAAGCCCCGCCGCTGGTCCCTAGCTGACCTGCCACCCGGCTGGATGTTCCTCGCCGCAGTTGCTGCCTCGTGGGTAGTTCTGGCCGCCGCCTGGCTGGTCTTTAGCGCCGTCGCTCGGCAGGTAGGTGCACTGTGAGCGCGTGGGCAAGGCCGGGGGCGAGGGTCGTTTGTGTGGATGCGTCCAGCGTCGTGGTTCCAGATACCGGGCTGCAACTCAACCGCAAGTATGTGATCGAAAGTGTCTTCGCCGGCGGCCCAGCATTGGGGCCAAATGGTGAGTTCAGGGACGGCCTGCAGGTTTCCCTCGTGGGTGTATCAAAGCCGGGCGGCATAGGCGGCTACGGCGTCTATCGCTTCCGCCCTGTAACCACCCGCACGCAAGAGCAGGACGTCGCGATGTTCCGGCACCTCTTGGCGCCCGTGAAGGAGGGTGTGTGATGAATCAACACCTCGCAGACATCACGATCCCGGTCATTGAGATTGCCGAGGGTTGGGCAGCCGAAGACTGCAAGACGATCTCTGACTGTGACGACGCATATGCGTACCTGATGGCAGCAATTGCCAGCATCGAGCTTCAGGTCGAACTCGAGTTGTTGCTGCCGTTCCCCGAACAGCGCGGTCAGTGGATTGCGAAGGCAAGGTGCGCCCTGAAGTACAAGCGGGCCGCCCTCCAGATCGTCGCCAATCGTCGATCGGCCATCAACACCGAAGTGAAAACCGCCCGCCTGCAAGCGGAGGACACGCGCCTCGTTCAGCACCTGAAGGGGTCGATCTCACCAGACCAATGGGCAGCTCTGATGGCCAGCTATGAGAGGGAGGCAGCATGACCCCCACCACGAAATGGACCTGCGACACGGCAGGCAATTGGCGCCTCGCGCCGGTAATCCTGGAGCGCAAGGGTGCGGGATGGGCAGAGGCTTGGGGCGCAAACGAGGTGGCTGTTGCTGGTGCAACAGCAGAGCAGAGGAAGGTGGCGTGATGTGGCGCGATGAATACAAGGCCATCGAGCAGGACTACATGGTCCTGAAAGATCAATATGCCGAGTTGGCGCGTGCCCTCGGCTTTCCTGGTGACGCTTGGTTTGGCGACCCGCTTGCGTCCCATTCCGAAGTTGTTGCCCGTGCCATAGAGGCTGCGGAGTTGCGCGAGCAACTGGCAACCGCGCACGCGCAGCTTGCGAAGGCCCGAGCTGCACTGACCAAGATCGAACGCTGGCATGGCGAATTCCCACCCACCGGCGAGTTCTGGAGCAAATCTGACGGCACACTAAGTGACCGCCCCATGTCCTATGCAGCGTGCTACGGAAGCAACGGTGAGCGCGACTACATGCGATCAGTCGCGCGTCAGGGATTGACCCCATGACCCACCCCCAACCCATCGCCATGCACGAGCTCTTCCGCCACCGCGTGCAGACCCGCAAGGGCCGGGCGCCGATGACCCAATCCCAAAAGGCCCGCACGGCGAGCCATATCAGGCGCATACACGGAACCCAAGCCGCCCTCGATCAACTGGAAAGCGCCCGCCGCTGCGGCAATACTGAACGCGCCACTCTGATCCTGTCCGTAATGGCTGATCTCGACGCCAAACGGAAGGAAGCGCACGAAGCTGCCCTGGCCAAACTGCGCCAGAACCGGGAACGCATTATCAGCCTGCGCCCATCATGGCGTCCCATTGCCGAAGCGGTAGCCAAGAAGCACCGCATGGGCGTCAGGGAAATGCTGGACCGTTACCGCTCCCGCCGCGTGGTGATCGCCCGGCAAGCGTTCTGGGCCGAGCTCCGGCAGCGCGGCTTTTCCTTTTCTGAAATCGGGCGCCGTACCGGTGGCTATAACCATACCACCGTGCTGTACGGCGTCAGGCAGCACGAGGCGCGAACCGCGCCGCAAGTCAGCAACAACGGAGTCCCCTGATGGGCATCGTAATCCCCTTTCGCACGCCCGACGATATGCGAATCCGCATACCCGTCGATACAGACGCTGCAATAAATGCGTCCCGGCGCATGTGCCTGCGCCCCGGCCCCGCTGAGAGCCCCGGCGATTTCGTCGCCCGCATTGTGCGGGCCTACAAAGAGGAGGGCGGGAAATGAGCGCCGCTATGGAAGTAGACCTGCCGTCGCCCTGCTTGGTGCCGACGAGTTTTCTGGGGCAGCAGTATGGGCACGGCACGATTGTTGCGCGTTGGCGCAACAAGGTGGCCGTCGATTTCAGTGGGCATCTGGCCCACCTGACTGTGGCGCAACACGTCTTCCTGCCGGTGGCTCCATGACCAGCCACCCGCACACCCACCACTTCCCCAACCCCACCCATCTGGTGTGGGCCGACATGGACATCGACGCCAAGAAGCAGGCCATCACCGCCCTCGGCACCATAACCCCCGCTGAAATCGCCGACATTCTCGGCACCACGCGGGACGCGGTCCAAGGCTTCATCTTCCGCCACGGCCTGTCGCAGCGGACCACTGACGAGCCGCGCCAGCCCCTCAAGGATATCGGCCCCGATGGCGGCTTGCCCGCCTCGACCTGGCAGGCACCGAACCCCATCCCGTGGATCACCGCGCCGGACAACGCCTGTCGTTGGCCCATCGGTGACGACGCCAAGCTGTGCTGCGGCGAGCCCAAGGCGAAGGGCAGCTACTGCGCTCACCATGCTGCCCGGGCCTATGTGGCGCCGCGTGGCACACCCATGCCCGTGGCAGACATGCCTTGGGGGCGGAGCATCAACCGGCGTGACCACCGGGCGCTTGTCCATGGTGGCAAGGCGCAGCGGTATGGAGGGGGTGAGTGATGATCGAGATGAACAACGGCCAGGTGCGCCTGCATCAAGGCGACAGCCGGGATGTGCTGCGTGGGCTGGGGGATTGCTCAATTGATAGCATCGTCTGCGATCCTCCCTATGCCCTCGTTTCAATCCAGAAGCGGTTCGGCAAGGCAGGCAGCGCGCCGGCGCAGCATGGCAAGGACGGCCTATATGCCCGCGCCTCTCGTGGCTTCATGGGCAAGGATTGGGACGTCGCCGACACGGCATTTGCCGAAACGTTCTGGGCCGAGTGTCTGCGCGTCCTGAAGCCGGGTGGCCATGTCGTCGCGTTCGGCGGCACACGCACCTACCACCGGTTGGTGTGCGCCATCGAAGATGCAGGGTTCGAGATTCGTGACCAAATCGGCTGGGCGTTTGGAAGTGGATTCCCGAAGTCGCACAACCAGAAAGGTGAATGGGAAGGCTGGGGTACTGCGCTCAAGCCCGCGTGGGAGCCGATCTGCTTGGCGCGCAGGCCATTGTCGGGAACTGTTGCGGGCAACCTCGCCGAGTGGGGTGTGGGGGCGCTCAATGTGGATGGGTGTCGGGTGGATGCGCCGGAAGGCAAGACGGCAGGAGGGCGCGGCGCCAGCAATGGTGTTGTTGGCTGGCAGCCATCCGCAGGATTTGACATCCATGATGGTAGGGGCCGCTGGCCCGCCAACATCATCCACGACGGCAGCGATGAAGTGCTGGCGGCGTTTCCTGAGACTGCACCGAGCAAAGCGGCGAGTCGTGGGGAACTGGCCGACATGCGCGGCAATAAGTTCAACGCTGCCAGCGATACAATTGCAGGTTCAAACACTGTGCGCGGTCATACCGATAACGGTGGATCCGCCGCACGCTTCTTCTACGCGGCAAAGGCCAGCCGGAAGGACCGCGACGAGGGGTTGGACGGGTTCGCCATCAAAGATGCAGCAGCAATGGCTGGAAACTTAGTCTCCGGCCAGCCGCTGGCCGGAGATGGCACGCCTATAGCCACGCCTAAGCGCGCCAACACCCACCCCACCGTCAAGCCAACCAGCCTGATGGCTTACCTCTGCCGCCTCATCACCCCGCCAGGCGGCACCATCCTCGACCCATTCATGGGCTCGGGCTCGACTGGCAAGGCCGCAGTGCTGGAGGGCTTCAACTTCGTCGGCATCGAGCGCGAGGACGAATACATGCCGATCGCCGAGGCTCGAATCGCATGGGCTGTCCTGCGAAAGGCGGGCGGCGTCGTGGACCATGAGCCCGTTATTGCCGCCGCGGCCGCGGAGCAACAACCACCCGCCAATGACAACGGCGACCTGTTCGCACCCACCCAAGCAGGTGCCGCATGACCCTCCCCACCGTGCCCCGCGCCAGCGATCGGATATGCGCAGGTTGTGCTGGCCAAGCCGTCGGCTTTGGGGTCGTCGCGAAATGGAAAGACCAGGTGCTCTGGTGCTGCGGAGAGCCTGATTGCTACCTCGTTGTACAGGACACTTACAAAATGCCGGAAAAGGAATGGAAGCACCTCGAGCAACTCGCCACCGTCGCAGGTGGTGAGGAGGCGGGGGCGTATCTCGACGAGCTCGGGAAGTTCTCGCTGGACGCGCTCAGCGAGGCCGAATGGACGGAGTTTTGTCGCCGGCTGGTTGGTGGCTATCGGCATGCGCTGCATGTGACTCTAAAGAACGAAAGCCCCTTCTGATGTCAGTCTGGACCGCACAAGACCGATCCCTTTCCGTTCAACCCGGGCAGCACGTCAGAACCGCCTGGATCGACATCAACCAGGCCGTGCTCGGCAGCCGTGTTCGCATGGGCACAGGCGACGTGGATGCAGCGCTGCGCAAGCTGCTCTGCCTCGGGGACAGAGGCTCGTGGCCGCCCCCGGTTGGGCACTGGTCCGGCGCAAGGTTCGTCGTCTGCGACGGGCGGCACGAGTACCTGGCCAGCCTGATGCTGGGGCGCGAGCGGTTGTTCGTGGCTTGGCTGGAGGCTGTGGCGGCGAATGATAATGGGGAGGCATAGGCATGCGCGTAGAGAAGATCGGCGATTGCACGCTGTACAACGGGGACTGCATGGAGGTGATGCCCGGTCTAGGCAAGGTCGATGCTGTGGTGACGGACCCGCCTTATGGGATTGGCGAGAGCAACGAGAAGAATCTATCGCGTGGAACACTGGCGGCGCCAAAAGACTACGGGACTTATGACTGGGATAAAGCGCCACCCGCCCAAGAGGTGATCGACCTGATGCGCGCCATCAGCAAGCATCAGATTATCTTCGGGGGCAACTATTTTCACCTGCCGCCAACATCGTGCTGGCTGGTGTGGGACAAGCAGAATGGCTCCAACGACTTCGCAGACTGCGAGCTCGCATGGACCAACCTTCCAAAGGCCGTTCGCCGCATTTACTGGCGGTGGAATGGAATGATCCGGAAGGGCAACGACGTCCGAGAACACCCCACACAAAAGCCCGAAGGGGTTATGTCTTGGTGCCTTACCCACGTACCGAACGCTAAGACCATCCTCGACCCCTTCATGGGCTCCGGCACCACCGGCGTGGCATGCGCCAAAGCCGGGCGCGCCTTCATCGGCATCGAGCGTGAGCCGTCATACTTCGACATAGCGTGCCGCCGCATCGAGCAGGCTTACGCCCAAGGCGACATGTTCGTGGCCGCTCCCGCCGCGAACGACAACGCCACGCCAGTGCCCACATTCATGTTTGGTGGGGAGGGGGCGTGATGGGAGTGGAAATCCGCATTGGCGACAGCCGCGAACTGCTGCGGGCCATGCCCGCCGGCAGCGTGAATTGCTGTGTGACCAGCCCGCCTTATTTCGGGCTTCGCGACTATGGCGTCGAAGGTCAGATGGGGCTGGAGCAAACGCCCGATGAATACGTGGCTGGCATGGTTGCGCTGTTTGCTGAGGTGCGCCGTGTGCTGCGCGATGATGGCACGCTGTGGCTCAACTTGGGGGATAGCTATTGGTCGAGCACCGCAACGCAGGGCCGGAACGAAAACAAGAGTGTGGGGGCCATATCCCCAGGCGGGGTCGGCGATAAGCTTCTCTGCGGCAGCACCACCTACAAGAGGAGTGCTCCCGGCCTTAAGCCCAAAGACCTCATCGGCATCCCGTGGCGAGTAGCTTTCGCGCTCCAAGCCGATGGCTGGTATCTGCGCCAGGACATTATCTGGTCCAAACCCAACCCGATGCCGGAGTCGGTTCGGGACCGCTGCACCAAGGCGCACGAGTATATCTTCCTGTTCAGTAAATCGCCGCGCTACCACTTCGATGCTGAGGCGATCAAGGAACCTGTAGCGCCGTCCAGCATAGCCCGCCTGTCCCAGCCCAACCTGGAGAGCCAGGAGGGCAGCTATCGGGTGCCCGGCAAGACGAACGGCCCCATGAAGGCAGTTGGGCGGGGCGGCAAGAACGCCTTTCGCGGCCAAGGCCATATGCGTGACGGCGGCGGCCCAGCCAACAGAGATGGGCGGGATATGAAGGACATCGGCACTGCCGACACCCGCAACAAGCGCTCCGTCTGGACTGTCACCACCAAGCCATTCAAGGGCGCCCACTTCGCCACGTTTCCACCTGACCTAATCGAGCCCTGCATCCTTGCCGGCTGCCCACCAGAGGGAACAGTGCTCGACCCATTCGGCGGGGCAGGTACCACCGGCCTTGTCGCACAAGCACATGGCCGCAGTGCTATCCTGCTGGAACTCAATCCCGAATACGCAGCCATGGCGCGCCAGAGGATCGACGCGCCACCCAAGCCCAAGCGAGCAGCCCCAAAGCCTGCCAACGACAACGGCACCCATTCTGACCTTTTCAGGGGCATCCAATGACTCCACTAGACATCGCACTCTCCTACTCCTCCGTAGGCTGGCCGGTTTTTCCGTGTCGGGCTGATGACGACATCGACCCCACAACGGGCGAGGTGCTGGCGGGCATCAAGACGCCACTCATCAGCAATGGCTTTCGCGGCGCCTCCAAGACGGAACGCATCGTCAGGGAATACTGGCGCCGCAATCCCACGGCACTTATCGCCGGACCCACGGGCGAAGCGATGGGCGCATTTGTGCTCGACATCGACGTCAAGCCTGGCGTGGGCAGCGGCTTTGACTGGCTCGACGAGATGGAGGTCCAGCACGGCAAGCTGCCTGAAACTGCCCGTGTCACCACGGTAAACGGCGGGCGGCACTACTATTTCAAGATGGTGCAGGGCATCAAGAACCGCGGCAACCTTGGCCCGCTCTGCGACATCCGCGGGGAGGGTGGCTACTGCATTCTGCCGGGTAGTGTCTTGGCGGATGGACGTCACTATGAGTGGTTTGACTATGAGGGTGAGGGCATCCCGCCCATTCTGGATGCACCGGACTGGCTCATTGAATTACTCCTGGCTCCGGTTCGCGAACCGTCCAGTCAGCCATATGTTCACACGTCCGGCGACAACGCGCCATATGTCGAGGCTGTCATCCGCAGCGAGATGGATGCCCTTGCCGCCACCAGGTCGAACCGCAACACTGGCATCAATGACGCGGCATTCAACCTTGGCACCTTGGTTGGGGCAGGGGCGTTGTCGCGCAGCGAGGCGGAGGCCCACATCATGGCTGCCGCGCATGCCAACGGCTATGTGGCCAAAGACGGCGAGCGTGCAGCCCGGCAGACCATGAATAGCGGTCTGAGCAAGGGCATGCAGTCACCGCGCCAAATCCCCGAGCGCGGCGCGCAGCAGGACAACACGCGCCTGATCGACGTCAGCCGCATGATCGAGAACGGGCTGCGCAAGGCCCGCGAGGCAGAGATCGATGCCGCGCCGGTGGAAGACCCGCCGCCACCGCCCGCGTCCACAAAGCCGGCTTCCCGTCCATTCGCAGCTACGCCCTTTAACTGGATCGACCCCAAGACCATCCCGCGCCGATCTTTCGCGTTCGGCATCCACTACATCCGCAAGTACGTCTCGGTGACTGTGGCGCCGGGCGGACTCGGCAAGACCGCCAACAGCATTGTTGACGCCCTTGCCATGGGGTCTGGGAAAAACCTTGCCGGCACCAAGCCGAGTGAGCGTTTGCGGGTGTGGTTGTTCAATGCCGAGGATCCGCGAGACGAGCTCGAGCGGCGAATTATGGCGGCGTGCTTGCACTACAAGCTGCAGCCGGAGCACATCAATGGGCACCTGTTCCTTGATACCGGCCGCGAGCAGGAGATGGTCATTGCACGGGACGACAAGCAGGGCGTCAAGATCAATGAGCCGATCGTCGAGGCCGTCGTGGCGCAGATCCTGCAAAACAAAATCGACGTCATGATCGTCGACCCCTTCGTCTCTACCCATGGCGTCAACGAGAACGACAACGGCGCCATCGATAAGGTGGCCAAGCTGTGGGCGCACATCGCTGACCGGACGAACTGCTCGATCGACGTCGTCCACCATTTGCGGAAGCAGCAGGACGGACGGGAATCCACTGTAGAGGATGCGCGTGGCGCCGTGGCGCTCATCGGGGCGGCGCGTTCGGTGAGGGTGTTAAACCGCATGTCAGAGGACCAGGCAGTCTCTGGTGGGCTCAACCCGATGGACCGGTTTGGCTACTTCTCCATCACTTATGGTAAGTCGAACCTGACGCCATTGTCTCATAAGCAGCACTGGCGCAAGCTGGTGGGCCAATCGCTCGGCAATGGCGGAGGGGGCAACCTGTCGTTCATGAAGCACGATGACGCGCCTGTGGTCACGGAATGGAAGTGGCCAGGCTCGGAGGAGATCGTCGATGGGCTCACGCCCGAGCAGAAGGCGCAGATCAGGGCGTCGCTGGACAACATCGACTATAAGCCTGCGCCTAACGCCAAGAACTGGGCCGGCAATGCCATCGCCTGGGTGCTCGGCATAGACAACGAGGACAGGGGCGCCAGGCACCGCTCCGCGGGCATTCTGAAGGCCATGCTGAAGGAGGGCGAGCTGGTCGAGGTCCGGGAGCGCGACCCCATCTCCAGAAAGGACGCGGTGTTCATCCGGTCGTCGGATTACCAACCGCGCGACGCGGTCTGAACGCAACGGGGTGGCTTCGGCCACCCTTCTTTTTTTGCCAAAATCGGGTCCATTAGTTACTTTTTGTGCCTGCGAAAGTAAGTGCGAAAGTGGCGCGAAAGTAGTGCGCAAGTGATCTCCCTCCACAAGTGCGCAAGTGCGCAATCGACTATAGTGATTGCGCATACTTGTGCGCGCGAAAGTGACGATGTCGCAGCTTTCGCGTTAGGTAAGCCATGTTGACCTAAATTTCTGACGTGTAGGGGGGTGAAGAAAAAATGCAGACCGGAATGAGAATCGCTTGACCGTTCCGAATATATGCGCTTTAAATCCGGCATACCGCGAAACCAAGAACAAGATTGGATGCGACCATGAAAAGCCTAGACACCTCGTGATCGTGCCAGGATGGCATATTCAGACCTCCAAACTAACCCCGCTGGCGCGAGCTGGCGGGTTTTTCGTTTGTGGCAGAGAATGCGAGAAGGAATACCCACCCACGATAAACCTTGACATTATGCGAGAATATGCGCATACTGTCGGGCACTGGATGGAGGGTGCCATGAGCAAGCCAGACGACATTAGCCAGGCGGTATGGGATGCGGCGAGCAGTATCAACCTGGTGCTCCCGTATGGCCATGTGCAGGCAGAGATAGCCCGCGCCATCACCGATGCTGTCGCAGCGGAGAGGGAAGCGTGCGCAGCGGTGGCTGACGACCTTACCCCGGTGGAGTGGGAGGCAAGCCTGGCGGCTCATGTCGTCGGCTTTGGAATTGCTCGCGCCATCCGCTCCCGGTCCACCCCATGACCACTCGCACCCGCATCTCCCGCACCACCAAGACCCTGGCCGATGGCACGAAGGTGGTGCGCACGAGGCTCAAGCCCGCCAACGTCCAGGAATGGGAAATTCAAGCTGAGGCGGTGAGGCGGTGCCGTGCGCTGCCCGGTTTCGGCGATGAGGCTGGCCCTGGCGTAACCTTCACCCTTGCCGGGGACTTCAACGCCGCACGCCGAGGTATGCAGGAAAGCGTGAAGGCCAAGGCAACCGGAATCGTGGCCGGTGAGGAGGATTTGCGATTCTACGGAATGGGTGGCCGGATGCTGCTCATCGAGATGAAAGGCCCCAAGACCCCGATCAGGCCGGAGCAGCACAAGCGGCACGCCTTGCACCGGCACTTGGGCTTTCAGGTTGAGGTGGTGCGCGGCAAGACGATCGAGCAGGGCGCGGCTGATGTGGTGGCTCTGGTGCAGGCTTGGCTGGCGGGTTCGGCAGCGAATGACAATGACCCCACCCAACGCGTGAACACCAACAAGGAGAAGCAGGGATGAGCGAGACAGAGAGCTTTGAAGAATGGCTGAGCCAATTGCAGGCGTTGTTCGCCAAAGCAGGGTGGCCGGGAACCTATGTGAACGACTGCGGGAAGGAGGCTTGGGTCGACATGTTCGAGGACGGGATGGCGCCCGAGGAAGCCTTGGGGGAAGAAATGCATGCCGCTGCTCAAAGTATGTAACCCCACCCAACGCGTGAACACCAACAAGGAGAAGCAGGGATGAAGACTACAAACGAAGTCATCGAGGCGGTTCGCGAAGGCGGCGATGCGACGGAAGATGAGCTGAGGTACGCGGTGCAGAACCTGTCTATTTGGCAGAGCATGCTCATCTTCGATCTTGCTCGGGCCATCACGGAAGACCCGATCAGCGCCAAGACCAAACGGGGTTTGCAGCGGGCTTGGGACAATATGAAGTCCGGGAACGCCGTGCCGCTCGATACCAGGCTCAAGGGCGGGTCATACGAACCGGGCGTGCCAAAGGCAGAACGAGATCGGCGGTTCTCGGCCAAGACCGCTGACGCCGCTGTCAGGCTATCAGGCGCGCTTCATTCGCTCCGCGGCGAATAACACCCCCACCCAAACACCATAGAGGCAGAGACAATGGCGCGCCTAACCATGCCCCCCACCCCATGAGCACCTTCGTTGACGGCTGGGGCCACCACCAGCGCGCCACCTGCACCGTGCACACCGACACACGGGAGGCCAAGGTCACCTACAGCAACGGCGACCGCACCTTCGCGGTGATTGTTCGACAGAAGCCAAACCCGATCGGGTTTCACGCAAAGCTACCGGGAGATGCGAAGTGAAAGCAGCGCCAAAATACAGCCGTTCCAACCTCGGGCCAGCGAAGCGCAAAGTGCCAGACACAGGTGATCGCCCTGAAAGCTACGACACCGAGCCAGACCTAGTGGCATTGGTTACACGGCCCCTTCGTCCAAGACTATTCACCGCGGATGAGGACACGTCTGCGCGCATGAATCTTGATGGGGAGTACGCCAATGACAATGATTAGCAGCTTTCCAACACTCTCCGGCGACGGGTCCGATCTTCCTGCGCCCTTCATCTATGCACCAGGGGACAGGGCGGGCGTCATGGCACAGAAGAAGCGGCTGGCAAAACTCGATGCGAAGCGGCCAGCTTGGACGACTTGCCCGGCAAATGACAACAAGGCATGGCCGCTGGCACAGTGGCTGCGCAAGGACGGCAACGAGGTGCTGCTTCGCGTGGCCGAGCGCTATCGTGCCATGTACGACGCCAGCATCGTTGAGGTTCCGCTGATTGGTGCAATGCCGGATGAGAACTCATCGGCGCCGCTAGACCAGAGGGTCCACAACCGCGAAGACGGTACGGTGGGCTACAAGGGCGTGCGCCGGGTTAAGGGAGCGATCGGCAGGCTGGATGGAGATGACGGCGCCAGCAAGGTTGTGCCCATGAATGAAACCATCCGCACCGCAATGCAAAGCGGAACATCCACATTCCCCATGCGCCCTAAGTCGCCGGCAATGAAGAAGTGGAACGGCGATCGCCTGATCAATGCCGCGATCGACAGCCGCAAAGGCATTCGCCGCCTGCAAGCGAAACTAGGGCCGCTGGTTGGCGCATTTGAGGATGCTGTGCTGCATGGCGAGACCTTGTCGGCAATTGGCGAAGGGAAGGGCGGCAACACCGTTTCCAGCGGTCCAATCGGACGGGCTTACGTCATGGATGGGCTTGCAATCGTGCAGGCCGAGTTGGCCGTGATGGATCGGGAAGATCGGGCAGCCTAGGGTAATCCCTCCTGCGGAGCGTATAGAACAGCAGGGCAAGGTTCCTGCGCAAGTTCTGTGCGCATAGCGACAGACGCTCGGCGAGAGATCAGCCGGGCGTAACTATTCCCCCATCCCTTGAGCGCGCCTCCTCCGCGATCAGGTGATCGCCGGCCTCCTGCCCTGTGCGGTTGAGGCCGGCACAGTTTCGCGCTTGGCGCACCAAGTTTGAGGTGAGCAGCGGCTCCTAGGGTAGGATTGGCTGGGCAGTCCAGCAGCATGAGCCCCGCGCTACACACTCGCCTCAATCTCCAACACGGCCGGCGCCACTGCACACGCAAGCGTCGGCCTTCTGCTTTCTAGAGGAACCCACCATGACCGCTACTCACAACGACAGCCCCATCTCCGATACCTATAACACCTTCATTGAAGGGCAGATCGTCAAACTGGTGATCGGCGGCCCCAACATGGTGGTGCTCGACGTGTGCAATGACTGTGGCGACGTTGATGTGGCGTGGGTTGATCCCGAGGGCGATATCTCGTTCGGAGTGTTCCCCGACGCTGCGCTTAGTGTGGTGCAGTAGCCCTGACCGACACCCGCCCCTGGCGCCACCTCTATGGCCGCGCTCGATGGAAGGCGCTGCGCAACAACCAGCTAAACCAGCAGCCACTGTGCGCCTTCTGCCTGCGCCGCGAGATCGTCGAGGTAGCAACGGTGGTTGACCACATCGTTCCGCACAAGGGCGACGAGGCGTTGTTCTTCGATTCCGACAACCTGCAAAGTTTATGCAAGCCGTGCCATGACCGGGACAAGGCCGCAGAGGAGCGTGGCAAGTCGATCATCTACTTCGGCGCGGATGGCTACCCAATCTAGTGCGAGGAGAGAGCACATGACGATCCAACTCAAGCGCACACACAAGGGCGACGTCGTTCTGCATGTAAATGGCCAGCCGGCATCTGCTGCCAAGTTCGGCGGCATTCAGGCATACCCAGACGGGATGTGCGCGGTGTTCCTCATTCCGATGCAGCACGTCGTGATGGGCGAGGTCGACAACGTCGTGCCGTTCGTGGCGCCACAGGCTCGCAGCTGACCCGGGGGTAGGTCAAAAGTCCAAAGGTCGACGGCTTCCACAC